AACGTTTGGTTTTCTTCTCAATGGCGGCCATCTTGGCGCGATTCGCTCGGGTCCACATCCCGAGCTTGAATCACGACCCTCACTCCGTCGCAACCATTCTCAAACGGTCACTAAGATCAGAACTGTTGCTTCAACCCGCCGTGGTGTTCGACGACCGCGACCGGTCGGTTACCATGTGGCGATCGGAAGGCATTCGATGTTTGCAGGTGGCCCCGGGGAACTTTTGATGAGCACACTATCAGACTGGACCAACGTGATTGAGCAGATTTCTGCAAAGAATGAGGCTGAGCGCCGCAAGCGCGTCTATGCATTTCGAAGACAGACGGATGAGAAGGATTTTTCGAAGGAGAGCGACGAAGACCTGCTCGAGCTGTTCGTTCGTGCGACAAATGGGGTAGGTTGTTTTCATATTGACGAGCGCAATGTGTGGGAGATCGCTCACGGAAAGATTCGTGACGAGTTGATGCGGCGGCTGCGTAAGAAGATTGTCTGTGTAGTTATGGGCAACGACTATCCCGATGCCGTTTTTGAAGATCCGACCGATGCTGAAGCTTATTGCGTTAAGGAGCGTGCGGCGAGTATCGAGCACCTGCGGCAGCAATACGGATCACAATACTTAGATACCAATTGTGCAACTTGCCAAGTTTGCGCTTCACCAAGGGTAGGGGGCACTATAATAGGGTTCCCTGCACATGGCTCGCGTAAACGAAGCATGGATAGTGTGGTAGGGAGTTATATATGGACAAGGAGTTTCTTGAGATCCTCGCCGACGTCAGTGAGGATCTTGCAATAGAAATCCTCTCGGAGTTTACGGAGGACGATTATCGACATTTACGAAAATCATGTGACAGGCTTGGGCGGGCGGCAGACTTACTGACGCGTGAAACGTTTGACGTGCCGTTCACTGTCCTGGAGGTATTAAGGCTCTTTCGAAAGGCGGCAAACTAAGTCATTGACTCCGTCATACGCACTTGATTAGCTCATTCTGATCAATGCTGATTGATTGGGTGATAGGTATGACGAGTATAAGATTAGTTAGACTGTCGAAAATATATCATAAGCTGGGGGTTAGTAGAAAGGTAGTATATTATTGGGCCAGACATGGGTTGTTGCCTGGGGCCATTAATCACAACGGGGTTTGGTTGATGAATCTCGATGTGTTTAATGACTGGGTCTCACAGCAGACTCAACCTATTGAGGTAACCCCATGCTCTTTCAACGTAAGGACAGCCCATTCTGGCATACGAAACTCTCGAACGGAAAGCGGGTCTCGACCGGCATCCCCTGCAGTCGATCTCTTCGAGAAAGAGCTCTGCAGGCTGCAGCAGAAAAAGAACGAGAGCTGCAAGAGCTGATACAGGCGGCTAGGAGCCTGACGCTCAAACAGGCGACTACGTTATTTCTTCGCGACTCGGCAGATACGCTCAAAGCGTCGACGCTACACCATTACGCGAAGAAATTGGCGGTCATCATTGATGTGATGAATTCGCCGACGATCGCCGAGATCAATCTCGAGTGGTTGAAGGGGTTTGTGCGTGAACGACGCCGGCAGACGTCGGACATCCAGATCCGGCGCGAGATCACAGCCCTGTCTTCGCTCATGGAATATGCGATTGATCGGGAATTGGAGGGGGCGCCGGAGGTGAACCCTTGCCGGCTGTTCCGGAAGAAAGGGTTGAAGAAGCCCGTCAAGAAACCGCGGTGGTTGACGGTCGCACAGGTTCGGGCGCTGCTCCATGCGGCAGCGAGGCTGCCATCGATTATCTCACGGCGGTTTTGGGTCGCTTTCATCACGCTTGTCCTCGAGACCGGCCTTCGCCATGAGGAGGCGCTTGGGCTGCTGTGGGATGAAGTCGATCTCAGCCGGCGGGTGATCTTCCTGCCGGCTGATCGTGAGAAGGCTGGCCGCGGTCGGATCGTGCCTCTCTCCGACACAGCGATGGACACACTCTTGCACGTTCCTCGAGACCCGCGCATCAATTACGTCTTCGTTAATCCGAAGACGCGGACCCGCTATAACTCGATCGGGAAGGGATGGGTTCAATTGCGTATTAAGGCTGGGGTTCCTCATGCGAGAATTCATGATTTGCGTCATACGTTTGCGTCCTGGACCCGTCAGTCCGGAATGTCGCGCGAGGATCGAAAAGACGTCCTCGGGCACCTTGATGACACGACCCACGGAGGATACGCCAATGCGTCAATCGAGTCTCTGGTAGAGACTGTGAACAAGCACAGCCCAAGCACATTGCTCTCACAGGAGCAGGAGTTGTAAGGTAGCTCACCGATGAAGAGTGAGGGAATTCAAAGACGGGGTATGGCGCAGTCTGGTAGCGCGGAAGTTTTGGGTTTTTCTGAACCTGCAACTCTAACCTCCTGAAATCTCACTTCCAACCTCATCGGCATCTTGGACTTTGTGGGTCCTGTGTGGGTGTTTTGTTCCACACAGTTCCTGCACACACGCCGCGGGCCAGTCGATGTCGCTTCACTTCGATGAAATTAAACGTCTCCTCATTGAGGAGAGTCTATCTCAATCTGAGATCGTAAAACGCTACTCTCACACGCTGTCGGCATGGCAGGTAAAGCGGCTTATTCAAGAAGCGTATGAGGACGTCAAAAAGACGCGTCCTGAGTTTCAGATGCGTCGCGCCCCCAGCGGTTTCAAACCCCTGGGTGCTACGAAAACGTTGAGTCAGATGCACCTAGCTATAGGTGTTAGGCTCAACAATCATCGGCGAGTTGAGATGGATATGCAGCCGATGGAGTATTGCTCAAAGTTTAATTTTTCCAACCATATTAGGTTGAGAAAAATGGAGACTGGGCAATACGATTTCTCCTTATCTGAGATGCAACGGATCTCGGAAATTGTTGGCATTCCAATGGAGGAGCTGGTGACACCATTTATCAGAAACGCATATGCTTGTTGATCTTCGAGAGCTGTGGAAAGCTCTGAAGATATATTCATCTCTGACAGAAACAGATCAAAAGATGGCGGACCTTCGGGGCCGCCTTTTTATTATGTCAGACATGAAGTCGCTCCCCCCTGTCGTTCGTAAGGGGTTGAAGCTATTTATCGAGAAGGAGACTCAACGCTATGAGCGCGCCAAACGACTTGCAAACGATCGCTGAATAAATGGAACGCTTTGGCCTGCACATTGATGGGGATCTTCTGTTCCTGCATCAGCAGGATGAGGCTCGGTGTTTGACACCGGGCCTCGCCGGGCTCCCCAGCCCCTACTCGAGCCCGAAACGCGCTCGATGTCCGCACCGGATCGAGCCCAAGGCTGGGGAGGTGGGCCACGCCCCCAGTCCCTTCGACCCTGTTCCTGATGGGGGTGCCTATTGGGTAAGGGGCGACGTGCGCCGAGCGGCGCAGCTCTGTGCCCCGACGCAGGGGACCGGAGTCATTCGCCCGCTTTGGGCTTGGAGTGTCAAAGATCTGCTATCGGAGCTCCATCTAACCAATATCGCACCGCTGATCCTCACCGCTTATGAGGGGTCGCATCTGCGCTCGATCGCGCGGCTGCTCGAGCTCCCCCGTGTTCGAACGCTCATTTTCTGTGGGGACCTGCAGCCGGCGGGGGCCGAGGCTGCGTCTATCCCTGAGATTGAGGGAGATCCCCGTGCGGCGGGCGCCGCGGTGTTGTGGGATTTCGTGCAACGCACAGTCGAAGAGGCTCGGAAGTGAACCGTATATCAATCGAACATCTTCGGGAACGCCTAGATTATGATCCTGAAACAGGGGTATTGAGGTGGAAGATTTACCGCAGTCCTAAATACCCAGCAGGATCTGTCGCTAATGGGTATTTAAGAAAACGAGATAATCAGTATGTTTTTAATATAAATGATACTACGATTCTGGGTAAGGAGTTATGTTTTGCTGTATTTTACGGTAAATGGCCGTGTAGACGTGTAATTCAAAAGGATGGCGATCCTTGTAATTTTAAGATTATAAATCTTATGGAGGAGACAGTTCGGGATTGGGAGGCGCGGCAGAGACGTCCTGTAGGTAAAAGTGGATACAGGGGGGTCACTAAACAACCTAACGGAAAGTATCGTGTATATGTTTGCAAAGGGTCAAAACTTATTTATGGGGGTTGTTATTCGATAGCAGAGAAAGCCGCACAGGTTTATGACGAGCTTGCGATTAAATATTTGGGGTCATCTGCTATAACTAATCGTAGTCTTGGATTGCTGAAATGACATTTCAACTTCGACAGGATCAGATCGAGGACCTCGCTTACTTCCTGCAGAACCCCAGAGCGCTTTTTCTATCGGAACCCGGAACTGGAAAGACCCCGCCGGTGTGCGTTCTTCAGCGCCATCTTTGGAATGAGTATCAGACTGGCACTGTTTGGGTGATGCCAGACAAGCTGCTGGGGAAGAACCGGGATGAGGCGCTAAAGTTTGGCCTTTGGGATAAAGGCGATGTGATTATCGTTGAGAAAGAGGCCGATATACGCCCCCCGGCGAGGCTTTTTCTTATGACCGCCGCGCGGTTTCGGCTGTCGTGGCAGAAGCTGCCGGATTATGTCACCGCTCTTCATATTGATGAGTATCATAAACTGTTTGGGGGGGTGACGTCAGCTCAGACTGCTGCCATGAATCAGTTTATGTGGACTCACGGCAAGTATTTTCTGCCGATGACTGGCACGCTTTACAACGGCAAACCGGACACTTGCTATTCGGCGCTCGCGATTATCGAACCTCGCTATTACGGGAACTATGATCAATTCAAGGCATTTCATCATGTGATCGATATGTGGACCGGGAAGGTTATCGATTACGACAACCTTGATCACCTGCGCAAACTTCTCGATCGCCACTCACGACGTCGGCTCTGGGCGGATGTTCATGGTGAGGCTGAGATCGTTATCCACAAGGAAGTGGTTGATATGGAGCCGCAACAGCGCGAGCTCTACGACACGTTGAAAGACGAGGCTATTCTAGAGTTAGAGAAATTCTTTGTCGATGGAACCCTACCTGGGGTAGCGTTTACGCGCTGTCGGCAGATTATGGAACACCCGAACTCCTTTCCGGATCTTACCAACCCTAAACAGACGGTCGATCTTATTCCAGGAAAGCGTCCTGGGAAGCTCGACTTGATCGATCTTCACTTGGAAGATCATGCGGTCAATAAAGCCCCGTTGGTCATCTTCGCGTCACTGCTGAAGCAGCAGGACCAGCTACTTGAACTAACCAAAACCTATAACTTGAGGTTCGATATCCTCAACGGTGAGGTGAACCATAAGGATGCCTATGCGATGAGCAAGGCATTTGAGAGAGGTGATCTCGATGGAATAATTGCGAGCCCTATCGTGGCTGATATGGGCCACAACTGGCAGTTCTCGGCAAATAAAGAGGTCTCGCACGCAATATACGCTTCGTTAGATTTCCGTGACAGTTCATTTGTGCAGTCGTATATGCGCTTCATGCGCGAGAAGCGCAGAAGTGCTCTCAGACTCACTGTTATGAAATACCGGGATTCGCTCGACTTTCGGATCGCTACTCTCATCAATAAGAAGTCTCGCGACGCTAACAAGGTTGATCCGACACGTAAAATTCTGGATTTGTAGTCGTCTCTACTAGAGACTACTTCAAGAGGGCTGGGGCAACACCTCGGCCCTTTTTATATTGAATTGCGTCTACTTCTGACAAAACTGGAGACTATCAATGGTTGATGCTGTGACCGCCGCGATCGAAGCCGCTCGCGCGCAAGCTGCCAATGTTCCCGCGCCCATCGTCGCTCACGCCCCTCCGGCGCCCGTCATCGTCGGCTCCGGCCGCGTGAAGTCGCTCGCCGACGCGGTCGAGACCTACGTCGAACGTCCGGACCTGTTCATCAAAGTCGATGAATACGGGATGGAGGTCGGCGAGACGAAGCTGATCGGCGAAATCGAGGGCGTCCTCAATCTCGCCGATCTGAAGTTTCCCGACGTCTGCCGTTACACGACCGCGGGTCAGCACACTTACCTGCGCACTTACGACGGCGTTCGCGAGGTTCGCACCGGCAAGGCGTGGTCTATCGCGCTGGACGAGGCGAAGCGGATCGATCCGAAGGCCGACACTTACCCGGCCGTCGAATACATGATCGTCGTGACCAAACCGATCGTGAACGGGATGAACAAGACGGCTGAGGTCGCGATCGGCCAGCGTGTGGGCAACACGACCTCCCGCACCGGCTTCGACCCGGTGATGAAGGCTGTGAAGGAAGCGGCCAAGCTTTACGGCGTCGACGCTGTCGTGAACGTAAAGTTGATCCATGAACCGCGTAAGAAGGGCTCCAACAATTGGGGCGTCATCAAGCTCGAGGTCCTCGGCCCTGTCGTGGCTGCGTAATTGATGAAGGCTCTGTCCAACGGACAGAGCCTTCTTCCGTTTTACGGAGCCCGTAAATGCCCGACGTTCTTTTCGCCTTTGTCTACACCTTCGCTGCTATCGGCGCCGTCCAGTCCGCTCTGTGGATCAGAGAACCCCTTCGCTGGATGTTCTTTGTCAACCGTGACGGTCGGTCGGGTCGAGCTGAGAAGCATGTGCTCGACGACTCGGAGGACTGAACATGTGGTTTCCTGTTCATATCCATATTCCCGACGCGGCTCTGCCGATCTTGCCACTCGAGGCGGCGCTCGCAATCCTGATCTGGTGGGTGATTTCGGACATTGGACTTCCGGAGCGTGAGAAGGGGAAAGAGCTGCCTTACGTGATCCTGGGCTACGTCGCGGTCTCGATCTTCATTGGAGCGGCGTCCCTCCATAGGTGGGCTCAGTGAGGATTGTCGACGCGCACAATTATATAAGCCGCGTTTTCGAAAAAGATCTATCAGGACGCGCTCCTCGCAACATCATCAATGACATGCTCACCCATCGCGGAGAGCCTGTCATTTGGGTCTGGGACTCTCCTGGCGCGAAGGCAACTCGGCAACGCATCCTGCCTTGCTACAAGTCGAAGCGACTACCGCCTCCTGAAAATATTTGGCCGATCATCTCTCTGATCAAAGAGTCTCTGCAGCACACACCTGTGTTGCAGATTGAGGTGCCACGCTTCGAAGCCGACGACGTTATTGCGACCCTCGTTCGTAAGTTTCCGCACGAGAAGAAGTTCATCGTGTCGAATGACGCTGACCTACGTCAGCTCCTCGTCGTGCCTAATACCGAGATCGAAGCGAAGGAGCCCGCATTCGCGGTGCAGCCTCAGCACATTCGTTTGTTCAAGACGTGCGTTGGCGATCCATCGGACAACATTGGCGGCGTGCCGGGGTTTGGAAGGAAGACGTGGACTGACGTTAACAAAGTGCTCTTAGCCAAAATGCTCGACGACTTCTTTGCGGGAAACGATCCGCAATGGGAGCAACTCGGCATTCCGAAGCGCTGCATCAACTGGATCAAGGACAATCGCACTGCACTGCGCGAGGTGTGGACAGTTGTTGGTCTATGGGATGTCCCACACGACTTGATCAATCGACACACGATCGTGGGCAAACGAGACCCTCTGAAGGTCCAACAGCTACTGGAGCCTTACTACTTATGAGTTCGAACGAAGAAGAGTGGCGTGTTCTGGAGGATATTCCAAACTATGAAGTGTCCTCACATGGACGTGTGCGTCACGTTAAACATCAGCGTATCCGGAAGCCGGGTCGGACTATTTCTGGCCTATTGAACATGACTTTTTCGTTGTGTGGGTTTCCTAAGACCTTCGTTCTCGCTCCTATCATCTGTGCTACTTTTCATCGGCCAAAACCGCATAAGAATGCGATCGTGCGTTATCGAGACGGGGACGGTGACAATTTGAATTTTCGGAATTTGTATTGGGGAAGGAGGGGGCATGCTGATCGATGCCCGTAATTGGGACGAACAGGCTTCCCTGCTGAATGAGCATATCGCAAAAGCCGATTTCATCGGTCTGGATTGTGAGACTCACGACGACAATCGGCACGAAGGTCTCAATCAGCTTTGCGGTTATGATGCGAAGACGAGGAAAAAGAGCAAAACTAAAAAGCTCGTTTTCGACATGCGTCGAACCGAATTATGCGGAGTCTCACTCTACACGGAGAGCATGTCGGAGCCCGTCTATATCAACGTCGGTCACGCCGATGTTGAGAACAGAGTCACGCATGACCAGTTTCGAGCCCTTCTGCCGGTCAAACGACAGGGTGCCTATTGGGTGGCGCACAACGCTCCGTTCGAGACTACAGTATTTCGATCAACCCTTGGTCACGATCTCGTCAAGGACGGTATCATCTGCACGATGCAGATGTGTGTATCTGCTTATGGACCTCAGCAGTACGATCACACAAAGTGGGTGACGTGCGGTGTGGGTGCGATCGAGACACTGATCCCCCAGCTCGTCGATCTGTCGCTGACTGAGTTCGATCCCGAAACCGGGAAGATGTCGAACAAGCTCGAAGAGTTCATCGGGAAGATTACCTCGAAAGAGAGCGACGCCGCACACTCCTACAACGGGCTAATCAACGCGATCTCTTATGGATATGGCTTGAAGCAGGCCGTGAAGTCGCATTTTGGCGTCCATATGACGACGTTCGAGGAGTGCCTGGGTGGCAAGGCCCATATGGGCCAGCTCACCGGCGCCGAGACCGCCGCTTACGGCGGTGATGACGCGTTCTGGGCGCTAAGATTGTTCCGCCATCTGCTCACGATGATGGATGCGGAGACGCTCAAGTGTTTCTTTGAGCAAGAGAATCCAATGATCGGCACCTACGCCGACATCTGGGCCGGCGGCATGCGTGTCGACTTCGACGCGATCGAGCGACGTGTTGTCGTCGAGCGGGAAGAGGCGGCGAAGATCCTGCAGCGGCTTCGCGCCGCCGTGCGGGCGCTGCTGCCGTTCCCCGTGGCGCCCAACGAAGCGCTCGGGAAGCGGGATGAGTGGTATCAGAAGAACCACGCCAAATATCGGACCAACATCACGAAGTGGGCCGAGCTCGATGACGCTTCGACACCGTTCGAGGAGCTATCTCGAGCTGCCGGATCTGTGTCACACAACTGGATGAAGGAGGAGGGCAAGGTCAAATCGATGGGGCCGAACTTCTCTCATTACATGCCGATCAGAACGCTGATGTATGACCTGATCGGCGCCAAGCCGATCATCTATCAAGGTAAGACCCAGAGCGACGGCGAGACGCGCGGTCAGTTGCGTGACAAGCTGACTGACAAGAATGCGATTGAGATCATTGATTGCATTAACGCCCTTTCGGGCGTTGATCAGCGGATGAAACTATTCATCGCGCCCTATCGTCTGCTTACTGATCCGGAAACAAATCGGCTCTATCCGGTGGTCACCTCCATGTTGGCTACGCGCCGTATGGCTGCGAGAGACCCCAACCCAATGCAGCTCGCTAAGCGTGGCGAGTCGACTTATGTCCGGGGCTTTTTTCTTCCGGATGAAGAAGATCATGTGATGGTGTCGATCGACTGGTCGGCGATTGAGCTCGTGGAGATAGGCGAGTTTTCGGGCGATCCGAAATTCATTGAAGCCTTTAGTCAAATCCCCCATCAGGACCTTCATTCGGGCGCTGCGGCGTCGATCTTGGAAGTCGAATGCCCTGGTCTGACGGTTGAGGCCTTTAAGGGCTTGAGACAGGTGAAGGTGTGGGACGAATTCGCAAACCAATATGGGTTGAATGATGTCAACCGACTGGCAACGAACTTGAAGGGTGAAGCTCTCTCAATCGACAAGGCCTATAAGTATTGGCGCACAGAGGTTGGGAAGGGAGCGAACTTCAATTATTGGTATAGTGGATTTCTTACGACGATTGGTGAGCGACTAGGCTGGGGGTCGGAGACTACCCAGGCCGCAACAGAGAAATACGCCAACCACTTTGCTGCTGCTGAGCAGTGGCGTCGCGATACGATCGCACGAATTAAACAAGACGGATTTATCCGTCTGCCTGATGGCCATTGCTATACCAAGTATGAAGCGACTGAGCAGTGGTTCCTCGAGTGGCTTGCTAAATTCGGCGCCGACACTCCCAATGATCAGTTGAGAAACTATCACTCGATCATTCGCAAGATTGGTCAGCGTATCGCTCGCCGCGCCGGCAATCAGACGGTGAATGCCTTCATTCAAGGAACCTGCGCGACGATCGCGAAACGGTCTATTCGACGAGTCGATACGAAGATCAAGCAAGACGGGTTCCAAGCACGTTTCATGATCCCGGTCCATGACGAATTGATCTGGTCTGTTCATCGTAAGGAAGTCGCGGACTTCATTCCGATGGCTCGTGGCGTCATGATTGATCACCCAGACATCTTCCAGAAATGCAAACTCGACGCGTCTCCTTCGGTTGGACTCACGTTCGAACCGTGGAATGAGAACAAGGCGCCGACAGGTCAAGTCGAACTGTTCGAGTTGCCGAAACAGATTGTTGGCGAGGAGTGGGCCGACAAGCGTGCTGATTCTAACAAGACCCGAGAGGTGATCGATTGGCTCTTCGAGCAGAGGAAGAAAGCAGCTTGACTCAAGAACAGGTTGCTCATTTAGCGAATACCGTAATTTCTATTCTAGGCCCGACCGCAACTGACGCGAACGTCATTCTCCTTCTCACATCTACACTGATGACGTTTCTGAACTCACTTCCCCCAGATCGTCAGACAGCGTTCATCATATCGATTAATCGCAACCTGAACACGAAGCCAGTTTTCGATCCGAACTGTTGCTCCTCTTGCACAGATGGGAATGAGATCGTCGACACTCTTATCGACAAGCTAGCTCATATTCCGGAAACCGTTGCTCTTCGAACGCTCGCGCATCTCCTCCGCGGTCTTCTTAACTCTACCAGAGACGATGATCTGGCCGGGGACATTGAAGAGGAATTGGCGGAGATTTTATTTCCGACACCGAGTCCAGAGGAGATCCGACATTGAATGAAGTTCCAAACGCATCTGAGTATGACCGCGCGGGTATGGCGTGGGCGCTGATTGAACACGTCTGTCACGGCGCCGCTGCTCGTAATGGGTGGTGGACCGATCTCAAGACGGGTGAGTCTCTGATCGGTAAGCGCAACGTCGGTGAGATGCTGTGCTTGATTCACAGCGAGGTCAGCGAAGCTCTCGAGGGGCACCGCAAGAACAAAATGGATGACCATCTTCCGCATCGAAAATCAATGGAGGTCGAGCTCGCTGATGCGATTATTCGTATCGCTGACCTCGGCGCTGCTCTTGGATTGGATGTCGGCTCGGCGCTCGCAGAGAAGCTGCTCTACAACGATCAGCGACTGGACCACAAGCGCGAGGCTCGCCTTGCCGATGGGGGCAAGCAGTTCTGATGCTCAGCAACCCTATCTATAAACGAGATGCGAGCGGCCGTGTGCGCATTTGGCAGTATGAAGTCCAAGGCCCATGCTGGCGCACGCTGTCAGGCCTCCCAGGGGGTGAACTTCTTACCACTGGCTGGACGACCTGCAAGCCGAAATCCCAGGACACTGCCGAAGAGCAGGCCCTTTTCGAGGCGCAGGCCGAGGAGAAGAAGAAGCTCGATCGCGATTACCGATCGACGATCGACGACGTCGATCGGCCTCGCGACAGTGTCGTCAAGCCGATGCTCGCGCACAAGTTCGAAGGGTGGGTTGCTGGGTGGAAGAATATCTACTGCCAGCCCAAACTCGATGGCATTCGCTGTATCGCAACGGCGAACGGGCTGTGGAGCCGGCAAGGGAAGCCGATCGTCTCCTGTCGCCATATTGAGCAGTCGTTGGCGCCGCTGTTCCAGCGGTGCCCGACGCTGATCCTCGATGGCGAGCTCTATAACCACGAGCTCAAGGACGACTTCAACACGATTACCTCAGTCGTGAAGAAATTGAAGCCGTCTGAGGAGGACTTCGAAAAGGCTCGATCACTGATCCAGTATCATGTCTATGACATGCCATCGCGCGATGGCATGTTCGGCGAGCGTCTCGAACAGATTAGGTCGTTCAATCTTGACCCCAATAGTCCCCTCAGAGAGGTGCATACACTCCATTGCGCGACTGAGCGGCTGCTCAACGATCATTACGAGTGGTGTCTGCAGGATGGATTCGAGGGTCAGATCATTCGCCTGAACGGCGCCTACGAACAGAAGCGATCGAAGCTGCTGTTGAAGAGGAAAGAGTTCCTCGACGAGGAATTTGACGTGATCCGCGTCGAGGAGGGGCAGGGCAACTGGGCGGGATACGCCAAGCGCGCCGTGCTGCGTTTGAAGGATGGCCGCGAGTTCGGCGCCGGCATTCGTGGGACCCAGGGTTTCTGCTTGCAGCTCCTGCACAGCCCGACGCCGTCGAGCGCCACCGTGCGCTACTTCGCGCTCACGCCTGATGGCATGCCGCGATTTCCAGTCGTCACAGCGTTTCATGAAGGGACGAGGTTGTGACGATCTACATCGCGAGCAAGACCTATCACGCTCCACTGTGGAGAGATCTGAGAACACAAGGCATCCCCATCATTTCAACTTGGATCGACGAAGCTGGAGATGAGGAATCGTCCTCATTTGAGGACCTTTGGCGTCGGTGCATTGATGAGGCGTCCAGCGCGCAGTTCACGATTGTGTATCGTGCTTCTGGGGATGTTTTGAAGGGGGCGCTGATCGAGGTTGGAGCAGCGCTTGCATCAGGACGTCAGGTGATTGCGGTTGGGTGTGAGGGTTTCACATTCACACATCACAAACAGGTTCAACACGCTGCATCGATGCAGGAAGCTCTCAAAATATGTGAAGGAGAGAAACTATGAAAGTCCTACTGGTTTGGGAAGAAGTTCCCGAGAACACCAAATTTTATGTGCTTGAAGGCGAGATTGCTGATCTCGCTCTTAAATGCGCAGGCCAGTATGTCAACACGGTCGAGGAGACCGACGAGATTGAGCAGTTGAGCGAGGCGATTGGTGGTCATCCCTCGTTCGGCATCGACGAGCCGATCGAGGGTCCGTTCGATAAGGTGGTTGTTGCAGGGTTCATAATGTGATGGCGAATCCTCAAATCACCATGACTGTCGGAGCTCCAGGCTCCGGCAAAACGACCTATGCTCGATCGCTAGATCCAACCGAATGGGTCATCATTTCGCTCGACGATATTCGAGCGTCGCTCTTTGGGTCCAAGCAAGTTTACTGGAAACACGTTGGGGAAAATCCCTGGATGCGTGATCTGATTCACACAGTTCAGAGAGGGATGCTGAGATCGGCGCTCAAACTCGAAAAGAACGTCGTGCTTGCGAACACTCACACCAATCCTGAGTCATGCCATGACGTCATAGACATACTCGTCACTCACAGGATCGAGCCCAAGATTGTCGTCTTTGATGTTCCTTGGGAAACACTCGTAGCTCGTGAACAAGTGCGCACCGCGGAAGATGCGGTCGGCCAAACGTTCCTTCGACAATCATATGAGCAACAATGGGCACCCAATGCGTGGTGGAGGTCAATGCCGAATGTGGAATTTAACCACCAAGCAGAAACTCGCGCTTAAAGCGGTCGATGACCACATCAACGGTTATCGACCGCTCACGATCCAAGGTCAGTATTTCGGAGCGGTGAAGGCTCACCGTTTTCACCTCGACGATACGGATCTCACACATCAAGTCCGAGCGTTGATGAAGCAGGGCTACGTTCGGTGGCGCAACAAACAGCTAGCTTTTACTGAGAAGGGGAATGAGGCTCTAGGATGACCACTATCTCTGCACAAAGTGTTCTCGCGTCCAAGCACGCGATCACCGGCGACCGGATCGACACGCTGCTGTTGCGCTATCCGCGCTGCATTCACTCCGAGTTTATGACGCATCGCATGTTCAGTCGGAACGCAGCGTCGTCGCGCGCGATTCCTGTCGAGAAGCTGATACAAGATGTGCTCGACGACCCGTTCGTGCCGCTGCATTGGGGCAAGAACCAGAAGGGGATGCAGGCGAACGAGGAGTGCAATGAGGAGGTTCGAGTCGATGACCGTCCAGGTTATGAGCCACTTCCGCGTCAGCTAGCTTGGCTGCTTGCTCGTGATCAAGCAGTTGAAGTGGCGCGGGCTTTTGCCGAGGCCGGCTATCACAAGCAGATCGTGAACCGGCTGCTTGAGCCGTGGATGCACATCACCGTCGTCTGCACCTCGACTAATTGGTCGAACTTCCTGGCGCTGCGCGATCATCCCGACGCCGAGCCGCACATTCAGATGCTTGCGCGCGAGGTTCGAAAGGCGCTTGAGGGCGCTGAGGTGCGGCTATTGGCGCCGGGTGAGTGGCATTTGCCGTTTGTGATTGACGAAGACCGCGGGAGGGCGTGGAAGCACACCTACCAGAGTGGAGTTCCTCCCGAAGGGAGGAAGTCGGAGGAGGTGAGACAGAGCCTGATCAAGCTCTCTGTTGCTCGCTGCGCCAGTACCTCGTATCGAACCGTCGATGGCTTCGACATGACGTTGGAGCGTGCTATCGAGCTTCACGACAAGCTGCTCAACAGTAACCCGATGCACGCCTCGCCGTTCGAGCATCAGGTTCAGGCGGACGAAGTCCTCGGAGATGAGGGTTGGGGGTGTTACGTGCATCCCGAGCAGCACGGCAACTTCACCGGCTTCCGTCAGTATCGAAAGATGCTTCCGGGAGAGTGCCGATGATTCATGGCATCCCCGCAGACCGCGCTGCGCTTCTTCGCAATCCTACAATCGAAGGTGCGATGAAGTTCTGGAACCGTCAACTGCTCGGAAACCCTGTTGAGCAAGAGACTGCGCTTGCGGGTCTGTATAAGGCACGCCTGCAGTGGAAGGGTTAAACGAAGCAAATGATCAAAGAGAGCAAGAAGTGGCTCGCGGATCACGGCTATGGGCCGGTTCCGCATGTTGATCCTAACGCACCCATGGCTCAACCTCTTCGAAAGCAGTGACCAGTGAACTCTTGGGACCTCCGCTTCCTCCGGCTCGCCAAAGAGATTTCGACGTGGTCGAAAGACCCATCAACGCGAGTTGGCGCCGTCATCACGAACAACCGGAACCAAATCCTCTCACTCGGTTTCAACGGGTTCCCGAGGGGGGTCAATGACGATGATCGTCTCAACGATCGGGACACGAAACTCAAGATGGTTGTTCATGCGGAAGCCAATGCGCTCTTGAATGCATCGTGCTCTCTGCGTGACTCGGTCGCTTACATCTATCCGTTCATGCCGTGTTCGAATTGCGCCGGACTCCTGATCCAGGCCGGCGTCAAGCGCGTCGTGTCGATCATGAACGATAACCCGCGGTGGCAGGAGAGCTTTAAGCTGACGCGGCGGATGTTCGTTGAAACCGACGTCGAGCTGATCCTCTATGACGCCGACTCTATCAGAGATTTGATTCAGATGAGTGCGTAGCTGTGTCATCGTGCCCGAATGAAAAATTCGGGCAAGCCCTCAGAGCAAATATTTGAGGACTATTTTGCGTCGCTCGGCAAGCGAGCCTATCTGCATCGCCTTGTCGACGCCGCAGAGGTTAGGGGCCGCACTGGAAAGATTGGGCAGGTGCGCTCGGCGCCTGCGGACTACATCGTTACGTGTGATGGTCAGACCTTCTATGCGGAAGTGAAGTCGACCATTCACAAGACGCGCTTCGCCTTCTCCCTCTTACGAACCTCACAAACGGCTGCGGCAAAACAAGTGCTCGCGGCTGGGGGAGATTACTTTGTCTACATACACTCCATAGTGAGGAACGAATGGTTCAGGGTGCCATACAAGAGCTTGAAGTCGTTGCAGCCGGAGGCTTCATCGATCAAGTGGTGCGACCTCAGTTGGTCGCAGACGAAGGTCGGTATTTTACCGACGTGATGGTTGATCTTGAGACGACGGGAACGGACCCCTCTCACAACCATATTGTTCAGCTCGCCGCTGTTCGTTTCAATATTGAAACGAAGGAGATCGATGCGAAGGAGATGTTCGATCGTTGTCTCCTACCCGTTGGCAGTTCCCGTTTTTGGGATGAATCCACGAGAACATGGTGGAGTCAGCAGAAGGCTGGCGTTCTAGACGACATCCTTTTCCGTGGAGAAGATCCGAAAACGGTGCTGCTCGCCTTCACGAACTTCCTAGCTCGCACACGCTCGCCCAGGCCGGTGAGGTTGTGGGCGAAGCCGATCAGTTTCGAATGGCCGTTCCTGCAGAGTTACATGCGCGAATACGGTGTCGAGATGCCAATCCCATATTGGAATTGTGAAGACCTCAACAGCTTTATCGATGGACGCAGTCGCGTCTATCGCAGCCGAAAGGACTTTTGGGCTGACATTCCATTCGAGGGTGATCAGCATAACGCCCTTCATGATTGCATCCACCAAATTAAGGGAGCGTTTGCGGCGTGACGGCGCGCATGTCCGTTCCTTGCCCCGAACGGCCTGAGCTCGCAGCACTTATCGAGCGCACCAAGCAACTCTGGGGCACGCTCAGCGCCCCAGAGAAGGCCGAGCTCATTCAAGCTCAACGTCGCTCATGGGTGATTGGGGAGATGCTCCTCGAGCACCCAGAAATGACGCGAGAATATGCGGAGTGGATTCTTGATCAAGTTACGACTTAGCACTGCACTCGTCGCTCTTTTTGTCGCGACGTCACCTGCTTCAGCCAACTTGCACCCTTTTAATTGGCAGTGGATGTTCCGCGGCCCTGAAGCGAGACAGCCTTATAAGACCGCTGTTACGATCACGCGGGCGTCCTGGTATGGCGGAGGCGAACGCCTGAGCCGACATAGCGCCAACGGCGAGCGCTTCAGTCCGAATGGACTGACGGCTGCACATCGCAGCCTGCCTTTCGGAACGCGACTTCGTGTCTCCTACAACGGACGATCAGTCGTCGTGCGTGTCACGGATCGCGGCCCCGCAAAACGTACTGGACGGTCGTTGGATCTATCTCGCCGCGCCGCGGCGCAGATCGGTCTGATCGGCGCCGGCGTAGGCGTGGTGCAGATGGAGGTGCTTCGTTGACCTTCAAATTGCTTGGAGACACACATCTTGGTCGAGAATTTATCCGGAATGTCCCCCTGTCCCGTCGCGGAGAGCGCGAGCGGCTTGTCTGGGCCGATTTCAAAGCCCAACTCGATCCTTCAGGTTATTCTCAGCACATCATGCTCGGAGATCTCTTCGATCATTCCCGAGTATCATTTGAAACCATCGTGCGCGCGGCCCGTATCTACCGACAAACAGCTTCCGCAAGTCCAGACTGTCGATTCTTTATTCTAGCTGGTAACCACGACCTGTCTCGCGATCTTGAAGCGGTCTCGGCGTTCGAAGTTTTTGAGCTGCTTGTTGCTTCGATGAAGAACATCGTGGTTGTGAGGGAACCTCTCGTCGTCGATGACATGCTGCTCGTTGGATGGCACCCGACGAAGTCTGCAGCAGAGCTGGTTTCGTCGGTCACGCAAACCAGCCTGACATATTACTTCGGTCACAATGACGTCGACGCACGGTCAGACCCATTCAACCTGATCCCCACCAAGGAGTTGGCGGCGCTGGGCGTCACTCACGCCTACACAGGGCACGATCACACACCGCGGCAGTTCTCCAGAGATGGCGTCGAAGTCATTCTGCCGGGGTCTCTGCAGCCGTATTCGCACGGGGAAGACCCCTGCGGCTATTTCTACGTCACCGTTTCGCTCGACGAGGTCACGCAAACCCCTGAACTCTTCAAAGACAAATGCGTTCGAATCCGGCTGAAGCCAGGGGAGATCTTCGATCTGCAGCTTGATTGTCTGCAGCTTCAGGTCGAACGGGCTGAGCAAACAGATCAGAGCGAAGATCTTGATGTGTCGCTCGGCGATTTTAATCTCCAGAAGATTTTTGATGATGTCGTCGAGGAGTTTTCACTCCCTGCGACTGTTGCCGAGCCTTTGAGAGAGAAATGGGCAACGACTTTCCGCTCCGAGGGTTGAGACTGATCCGTTCTAAAGTAGTCCTAGACTACGCCGAGTTCCAACTTCTGGAATACCTTATCGAACGTGCGGAGCAGAGGAATTATTGGGATTCGCTACTACGGGCCCGAGCGCATGATCACGTTGATCTGATGCTTCAGAACATCATCATGAAGACGCGATGGGCGGGGCTTGAGGAAGCACTGAAGAGGTTGAAGGAAGAGGTCGATGCTGAAGAGCCTGTTGTATAGTGTCACTTTTCCGGCTACTGGACGCTCCCTAACGGGAGCGTTTGAGTTTGAGAAGGGCACTTACGCTATCACCGGAGTCAATGAGTCAGGCAAGTCATTCTGCATCGAGATGATCAGGTTCTGCCTTTTTGGCTCGGCGGCGCTTCGAGGGAAGGCCGACGATTATAAAGGCCTCACAGCGACCCTTAGCCTCGCGCTCAAAAACACCGATTACACAATCACACGCACCCTCACGTCAGCTAAGATTGAGAGTGAGGGCGCCACGCTCGCGGTGGGTGTGAGGCCCACAAATTCAAAAATCCTCTCGATCTTGGGTTTTGATCTCAACGTTTTCGATGTCGCGTGCTGCGCTAACCAAGCTGACATTACACGGTTCGGGGACCTTGGTTCGGCGGAACGTAAGCGCCTCGTCGATGATGTGATCGGGCTCAGCAAAATTGACACGATCGTCAAATGGGCGTCGGAGCAGCGACTGCTCCTCGGCCGGGAGGTCGAGGTGCTCGAGCGCGGGCTAGTCGAGCCGATCGTGCCGACGAAACTCGACAACTATGCACCGGCTGACGATTTGCAGCGACACGTCGTCTCGCTTCGTGAGCAGAAGTCAGAGTTTGACCGGCTCGTCGGGTGGTTGGTGCATGACCGCGTGGCGCCGATCGAACCGGCGGCGCCTGCGGTCGAGATGACCGAGGAGCAGCTCGAGGCCGAACTGGCGGCGATCGACGCCGCGGCGGCCGAGCGCCGGCACATCGAGCGTCTACCGATTGTCGACTTCGACGTCGCTGCGGTGCGTGCTGATTGGGAGGCATACGACCGCTATTTGGAACGTGAGCGGTTCGAGAGGACCCATCCGCTACCGTCACTGACACGCGAAGAGCTCCTTGCTCAGGAGCAGCAGGCCGAGCAATGGAGCCGATTGCAGGACCTGCGCGAGCAACACACGCGCGCGCTCGAATCTCTTGAAGTCGATTGCCCGAGCTGCGGCCACCATTTCCACCTTGATCATGCCAAGATTGCTGAACTGGAGGCGATGATCGCCGAGATTGGCGCCGTGTTCGAACCCGCGTCAACATATCTTGAACGGCAAGCTGCAGCGCGTGAGCTTGAAGATTGGAACAATCCCGCGACGCTTACTGATTGGGAGCGCGTCAAGGACACCCCGCCCGCTGAACGCCCGCCCGTGGCCCGTGAGCGTCTCAAGGACGCCGTGGAGGGCATTACGCCCGCCGAACGCGAGCGACGACTCAGCGAGCTCCCGCAGGGCCGCGATAGGGGCATTGTCGCGGGCGAGCTCCAGAGCCTGCGCGAGTGGCGCGTCCGCTGCGATCGATACGTGACGGACCTAGAGCAATTTCAGGCATGGAAATTGGAACACAACATTAAGGGGGTCCGTGCCGCGGAGCTCGCCCCCCTTATCGGGACGCTGCCGGACATCGAGCGCCGCCTGAACGAGGCCCGGATCTACGAGCAGCAGCTCCTCGCCATCCATAAAGCAAAAGCGGACTATGACGCGCGCACCGCGGAGGTCGCCGGCAAGAAGACTGAGGTCGAAGCTTGGAAGACCGCCGGCGCCGTCCTCGCCGAGGTGCGGACGCGTGTGAAAACCTATCTCGTTCCCAGCCTCTCCAAAGTGGCGAGCCATCTGCTTTCGCAGATGACGGGGGGTCAGCGATCATCGATCATGGTCGATGAGAACTTCGAGATCATGGTCGACGGGCAGCGGCTCGACACACTGTCTGGATCTGGGAAAGCGTGCGCCAATCTAGCGCTGCGCATTGGGCTCGGGCAGGTGCTGACGAACAACGTCTTGTCGCTCTTCATCGGCGACGAGATTGACGCGTCAATGGATGAAGATCGTGCGGCATCGACACAAGACTCTCTAGGGAGTCTGACGCAATCGATCTCCCAAATCATTCTGGTTACTCATAAGATTCCTCAAGCCGACAAGGTAATTCGCCTGATGGCTGGAGGATAAGTTGTGAATGACGAGCTACTGCGGCAGGAGCTGAAGAGGCATAGTTATAACGTTTCAAAAACAGCCAGGGTTCTTGGGATCGATTACTTTGATCTAGTGAAACGACTTCACCCATCGAACGAGTCGATGCGCCAACTCACCATTCCGAAAGGAGGGTATCCCGAGGACATCACGACGCTTGGGAAGCCTGGGATGGAAAGTTATGTCATCGCGGTGAAGAAGATCACCTACAATTGGCCCGTCCAGTTCATGAATGCGATCCATAACGCTCGTCGAAAATACGACGACGGCACTCATGAGATGTGTCAAGAAACTCGTTCTGATGGGTGGATCGTTCTGTATCTCATCCCGCGCAAGCACCCCGACAAGAACCGTCAACCCTACTTCTTCAGGCGGGGGGTGTGATGCAGAAGAGACGTCACTCTATTTGGGAAGCCCTGCTGAACACAATATCGGGGTTTTTGGTCTCGTTCTTCCTATCGCTTGCTGTGCTTCCGCTGTTCGGGTTCCCTGCGTCGGCTGGACAAGCTTTCAGCATCACTATGATCTTCACCGTTGTTTCGATCGTGAGGTCATACTTCTGGCGCCGCCTGTTCAACTGGCTGCATGTGACGGGGAGGTTGTCATGAGCGCTCTTCGTTTCAACAAGGGAAAGTTCTTGATGTCGCTCGTGCCGACGTCGCTGCTCCGCTACACTGCTGCAGGACTGACCTACGGCGCCATCAAGTATAACAAAGACAATTGGCGCACGGGGTTCGAATATCGATCCTTGCTCGACTCTCTCAAGCGCCACCTTTCGGACTTCGAAGACGGCAAGGACTTCGACGAGGAGAGCGGCCTTCCTTCACTGGCGCTGATCGCCACCAACCTTGCGTTTCTGATCGAACATTGGGACAAGGGGCTGGGGAATGATGATCGAGTGATCGTCGGAGAGGGGAGAGTCCTGGAGTTCAAAACGCCGAAGTTGGACTCGAAAGATCTAACGGCGGAAGAGCTTCAGAAGCTGTTGGAAGAGGGGACCGTCGTCCATGACCGCTGAGGAAGAACTCATCACGAAGGTTGCACTTGCGATAAGCGGATCGGGCGTCGTGTCTCCTGCATCACTGCGGAAGGCGCGCGCCGCCGTTGATGTTGCTCGCCCTATTATCGAGCGAGAGATACTGGAGAAGATGGGAACAAGCGCTACAGTTAGCGTGAAACACTCTCCAAGGGCACAACCTCTCCCCGAGGTGCCTTAAAGCTACATCGGATGGCCTGCAGCATACGCAGACCCTCCTTTTTCAAGTCCTCATTCTGAACTGTGTCCAGCGTCTTAACCAATGACGCGTAGGCCATTGCGCGCGCGGCTACCTGATCCTCGATCGCTAGAGGGTCGAGACCTTCACTCTCCGTCTCGTCGCTCACGGGCTTTTCTCCAGATCTCAATCCAAACCTGGATGGTCTTGGACATCACGAAGACCCCCGCCAGCCACGGGCCGAGCAGCACGGGGATGTCGTGCGTTTCCTGTAACCATTTGACCCACCACGGAGCTGAGCCGACAGCCCCAGCCGCGGCGAGCGCGATCTTGTCGCTGATCGTTGGAAACAGGTCGTTCAGGGCCTGCAAATGATGCTGCGGAGTCGACATTAGAATATCTCCCACCACGCTTTGGTTTTGGGCTCAGGCGCCGCAAGCCGCTCGTCACGATCCTGACGCCAGTCGACAAGAGCCTTCTGACGACCGGCGCAGTCGACAAGGTATGCCCGATCGCGGCTCCAGAGCCTCTCCGCCTCGCCCGCGCTCACGGCGCGGCCCGGAAGCACGCCTGGACGACGACACGGCTCCTCCAGAGGAGCCGGCGGGGGCGAGAGCGTGGGTGGGGCGCTAACGTACTTTGTTGAGCCGGCGCATCCCGTCAGCGTCAAAACAAGCGCGAGCATCGTTGCGGTGCGAGTCAGCGTCATTTTCGGCAAGCCTCTTCTCAACGTCAGTCTTCTCGGCGCGCAGCGTCTTGATGGTGCGATCCGCCTGAATACGAGCAGCCTCGAGCGCGTCGAGCTGCCGTTCCTGTTCCGCCGCCGCGGCGGCAGTGATCTGCTGCTCACGCGCGTTGTAAGTCTCGCGCCATTTGGCGGAGGTCGAGAGGTGCGCCCAAAGAGCCCCGATGCTGAGGCCGATGATGAGGGCGCCAATCCAGGTGGTGGCAAACTCGAAGACCTTGGACGCGATCGTCTTCAGGATCAGGACATAGCTCACTGTGGCAGATCCCCATTTTGCGCCTTCTTGACGCGTTCATCGATGATCGTGTGGATCGCGTTCCAGCCGTAGTAGAGGGTCACGAGGAACACGACGGCGGCGAGCGCGCCGAGGATGATGATCCAGTGCGACGCAAACCACTCGGCGATGTCTGATAGGGCCGAGACGCTGTCCTTAGCCTGTGAGACGGCGTCAGCCGTTTCTGAGATGCTTTGCGCGGTAGTCTGAACCTGATCCAGCGTGCCTTGCGGATCGGACACTACCGTGCCAGCCGTGCCGGCGCCGGTGACGGCGCCAGTGACAACGACCTTCTTGAGCATTGACGCCGCTTCCGCCGTCTTCGAGCCCATGGCGAGCAGATCTTTATTGGTCAGCTCCTCGAGGGGTTTCGCCTCGGCGGAACGGTCGTGCATGACGGCGGATTTGAAGTGCGCCATCGGGAATGCGGGACCGGGGTCGCTCTTGCGCGTCGGCGCAATGTCCTCGTGCCCGACGATATTCTCCTCGGCGATGTTATAGGTGTGCTGGATCGCGCGAGAGACCTCGATCAGAGCATCGAGCTGCTCCTGCGGATACTCCTGCCAGTGCGTCGTTGACGGCCACAGCTTCTGCCGACCTTCGACGGCTTCCTTCTTTGGACACTCACGCGACTTCGCGACCTCGAAATAGAACTTGCCATCTCCCTTCTTGACGAGCGGTCCGGCGTTGACAAGCTCGATGCCGATCATGAAGCCGTTGCACATTTGGCGCCCGCGCCAGGATGATGGTCCGGCGTGCCAACACACGGCGCTCAGGGGCGCGAGCTGGTAGACGGTCCCGTCCCGATCGATGACAAGATGCGCGGAGGCCTTTGCGGAGCCGGTTGTCAGAGTGGAGATAGCGCTCTCGGCGTTTAGAGAGGCTGTATAATGGATGGTGAGGCCTATAGGTGTTTTGAGAACACGCCCTGAAGACAACTTTTTCGTCGGCCGTTGGTCGACCTTCTCACCATTGTGATACAGGAGATGGTTCTTGATCGAGAAGGTCATAATTAACTCCGTGCGAACTCGCCGAAATGCCTCTGCGCTGCCTCGGCGTATTTTGCTGAGGCAAGTTCTGCAGAAGTAAACGTGCCAAGATAGATAGGCTTACCCAGAACGGTAATGCGGGCGATGTAGTTCCCAGATGTTACCTGTCGGACACCCTTGACCCCGAGCTCATTATCGCAACGGGCGGTCATATTCGCCTTGTTTTGGGAATGAGTAGCCTTGCGAATATTGTCCCACTTATTATTGTTCCGGGTAAGGTCTCGATGATCAATTTTGTCTGAGGGCCATAACCCTGTCATCCAGAACCATGCGAGTATGTGGGCTTTATAAGAACGTTCAAAAATTTCTATCTGGACATACCCTTCATTGTTAAGCGAACCTGCTTGGGTTCCAGCCCAGCAAAAGTTCCATTGCCGACAGGTTCGTTCAGCAGGACGTTTTTCCGTATTACGGAAAAGGTCAGGTGTCCGAACACGCCAAGTGAACACACCTGTTTCAGGGTCGTAATCCAGCAGCCGTTTGAGAAGCTCTTGGGTGAGTTCGCGCTTCATTTGCGTTCCCCCACAACCTGTGCAGGGGGCGCGTCTCCATAAATTTCGACGTAGGCCGCTCGGATTTGCTGCAACAGCCAATCGCTGGACGACGTCTTCTTCAGACGCGCAAGAGCCGCCAGCTTCAGGCGGTCTTCCAAGGTCCCGTAAGATGCGATCAAAACGCTGCGAGCCATGCCAAACCATATGGTTTGGCGTGCTAGTAAGGTTTAGTAGGGCTACAACTCTGAGCTCGCTTCAAGCAATGTCGTGGACGTCAAACCGCCCAACGCAGGTTGACCTGCAATCAGACCGGAGAATCCCCCCAGCGATGTTTGAAAACTATTGACCGTCGTAGTGTCTCCCGTTTTACTCAGTGCAGCAGCAGCAGGGAATGATGTTCCGATCAAAAACTCGTTCGTCCCATTTAAGGATGTAACGATTAGCGCCAAAGTAGGGGAGGCTCTTTTGACGCTTAGTCGCCCGGCAACTCTCACTTGGGTGGTTGATGTGACAATGCCAGACAGGCCTTGCAGAGGGACCCTCTCATAATAGTGCAGACAATCAGCAAGGATATGGGAGTAGCTACAATATTCAAAGGGTGTTGCAATCGAACCGATCTCACACTGCAGACTGCTGAACTTGGCGGTGATATTACCCGGAGCACCAACTTTCATTAGATATAACTGGAACGAACACCCATTAATGAGGTTGGCTGTATTCGCTGATGGGATTATAACCGTTACTTTCCCGGCACTACTGGGAGGAGTGAATGCAATTGTCGCGGCCGTTGTGGTATAATCATTTGAATCTACCCCAGAATTAGTCAGTAGAATTAGCTGCCCAGATATGGTTCCGGCACTAGGCACTGCCTCAAGATCAAACGAGACGGCGATAGATTGTCCTGCAGCATGTCGAACCGCATTACTGGAAAGCCGTTGCTCTAAAATAAGATTACCATTTACAGCTACAGCCGTCGCCTGAAGTTGGATCGCTTTTGGGGAACGAAACCCTATCGGCGATGCTACTTGAGAAACTGACATCGAAGCGACGCTTGTCGACAGTCTCCATCGATCCGTAAGATATTTAGGTGTCCCTGCCACTACGGTCGTCGCTGTTCCTCGTTGCCACACATCGAGAGAACCGTTGATGAAGAGGTTCCTTCCTGAGTAACCAGGAGAGCTAAGGCCGAATGGATGATCAACGACGCCGGTCGTCTTGTCGATCTGGATTGTGTCCAGCAGAGACCCATCAACGGCGCCCGAGGCGCCGACAGCGATCGAAGGAACGCCTCCAGATATTTTGATCTTCAGACGGGCCGTTGAGTCGTCGATCGTGCGACTAAGATCCGGATCTGTGTCTGTTCCCTGATTAAGCAAGTCCTGGATCGCCTTCGCCACCGAGCCCTGAGCAGGGATCGACATGCGGATGATCGCGTAGGCGACGCCGGTTTGAGCTGTTGCCGTCCATGGCCGCGCCAGTTTCAGATGCGTGGCATCCGTCACTTCGACGATCGGAATCGCGTCGATGCCGTCGACGATAAAAAGGTCGCCACGGCCGGCGACGTATTCTGAAACGAGTGTGTTGGGGTTTGTGGTGACGAGCTGCGTCCCGGCGACTGTAACGTCGCGAGAACCATTGGCGATCGTCGCCGCGCCTTGTGTCCAATCTGGGAGACCGCGGCCTGAAACGATCGGCATTTCTCTACCTCAATGCTTTCTCGGAAGTTGCATTGCGGATATGGTGCTTGCTCGCTTGACGATCAACCTCGATCTGCGCAAGCACCGCGTTGGCGCGAGCCGCGTTCTGAATAATCAGCGCCTTCAGTTCACCCACGGTGATCCCGCGCATTGCAGCCTCAGCAACAAGAGTAGGGTGATTGCCTTTGCGCTTCGCCCACTTTAGCTTCTCGCTATAAAGCACCTGCAACAACGGGGCATATTGCGCATCGAGCTGAGTAAGCGCATTCTGCCGCAATGGCTCGAGATCAATTTTGGATGATAGCTTCAAGAGTGAAATCCTTCTTGATGTAGCCCGAGCACTCGATCTCGAACCGATACGACCCCTCGGTCTGCGGAGTGAACTCTAGTGTTGTGGAGGCATCCATAGTGCCCTGTGCCACGCCGTTGATTGAGATAAGACTCCCATCAGGCACGCCGGCAATAATGGACTCGACGTTAACTGTAAGCGCAGGAGGAATAACAAGGCCCATAGGGACACGCTGACGAATAGTCAGATCAGGAAGAACCTCAATCTCATTAATAGGAATGGTCTCATTAGTTAGAATAAAGTTGGTGATACCCTCTTGTTCGAGAAACTCTTGATACGTTGGGGGAGCAACATTGATAATATGCTGTACCTGATACGTTGCCGGATCATAAAACACGAACATTATCTTCCCCTTTATCGTTGAAGAACTGCATATGCAATATCCCAATTTAGTGTAGCACCTCCCGTTCCTGCGCTTGGGTATTCTACTGCAAGAATAACGTGAGTGGTTGTAGTTCCAACGGAAAAACATACTCCAACAGGATTGATAGTATCCCCTGCCAAATAAGAGTATTTTGCGCGAGCATCCCCTCCTGCCGTGGGTCGCACACAATAAAGGACTTGAGGGGGTCTCGTAAACGTTTTACCAAATGGAATGTACTTTACGTAACGATAATAGGCGGTTGAACCGAATATCCTAACGCTCCAACCGCTCCAACCGGAAAATACATTATACGTAGCAACTACAGTAGCTGCACCGACACCCTCAAATGCCCAACTCCCGTCAAGAGAGGCCACCCCAGTCATATAAACTCCATTATACTTATCAGAAAATCCATCAAAAGCTATACCCGTAAGAGGAGCAGATGTTATATCGTATCCAGGTCGAGAGACCTTAAAGGTCGTAGAAGATACAGCTACACGTTGAACCATTTTTTCGGATCCCCTAGACTAAAGACTGACGAAATAAACTATAATGAATTGTAATATTACCCATTGTTAACGTTGAGGTTGGATATTGCAAACCAACAGTTCCATTCGGATATCGAGTATCAAGATCAGGAGTTGGTCCTGCCCACTCTATTCGAAATGTTATATAGATATAAGTCGCATCAATAAGTATACGAGGAACTGGGACACCCGCGGCATTTTTTAACACACTAATATTAGCGAGCGGAACAAATCCTAACCCATGTGCGATAGTGGTTTGATACAGTGCCCACCCATTTACATATAATGAAGCTCCATAGATCTCATCTGTATAACGATAGCTCGGAACTCCGTTTGTCCAATTGAGAACCTTCACTACAGCCCCTGGTTCAGCATAACTTATTAAGCTCAAAAGAACTGGGGTCATACTTCCTTGCAGGATGGGTTGGGTATTAATCCTATCAGTATCAACTAAATAGTCATCAAAATTCATTGACGATGAAACATCTTTTGTCGCCTTTGTCACCCATAACCCTGTGCTGGAACCCTTCTTTCCAAGAATTACCCGAGCGACCATTAGAATGCCCTCACGCCATACACGATGTATCTTACAGTTGCTGTCAGTTGTGTATAGAGGTATAGAGAGGTTGTTGCGATATTGACTTGAAATAGGGGCATTGTAGCTTCCGTCTGAACATACGCAAAATTTATATAATCAGTATAGCTAGCTCCATTAGGTGGAGTCCTTGCCCGATAACGATAAAAATACCCAAGAGGGGTCATTCCTCCCTCGTACAACAGATCATCAAGAACCCCCGCAATTCTATAAAAGGTCCCAGGAGACCCCCCATATGTAGAAATACTCGTTGTACCAAATCCCATAGCAGCGATAGCGGAGCTTGTCTGATACAGCTCCCACCTCGATTCTCCGTTACGTAAAATGAAAATTTCAACAAAAGGAATATACCCAGAGCCAAGAGCAGCAAAAGGTATCGTTACGGAACTACCGGATAGATTAACCACGCCAGTTAAATAAAGAGGGAGCATGGAGGGCCAATCTGAATTAAACACCATCCTCTCATTATCGACAGGATTTGACGCAACATCATATCCCGGCTCACTCACACGAAGCCCGTAATGTCCATCAGGAAACTTGCCGAGTAGAACCCTCTGCATCACTTAATCCGAGATTGTGAGAGTTGCGTTCGTGAAATTGATCACGAACTTATTATCGGCCGATTTCGCGATGCCGGCAGTGACCGTTCCCAGGTCAGCAACGATCGCCGACAGCTCATTGACATCTAATGCTTGAGCTGTGATCGAACCGTCAAGAACAAGATCACCATGGATGCCTACTGAAGCAAGACCCCCATGAGTCCCGACCGCAAAAACAGGTTTACGAGCAACCGGATTTAGAGAGTCATAGGCCGGGATCACGGAGAATGTATTAGCCTGCACAACAAAATCGGACGTAACTCCGCCCGGAGAGCTGAACTGATTAAGCCCGAAGCCCGCGATCACTTGATAGGGTGGGTCAACTCCAGGAGCCTGCTGGGTCTGAATCTGAACATACCATGTTCCCTCGATAGTCTGCTTAATGGCGTCAATGTCGACGGAGATTGTTTGAGTGATAATACCGGCTAGTTGCCCCATCTGCGCAGTGACGTAAGTCTTATACTCAGCAAACGCTCGACTTGAATCGAGGATACTCTTTTGAGTTTCCACAACACCAGCTAGAGCCTGTTCTGCTTTCTTCACAGCACCGGCAGTATCAATTCGATTGATGAGGTCGGTAAGCTCAGTCTCATCTCGGAAAATTGGAGTCGAAAGATCCTGAGAAAGATTGTCAAACGAGATAGTGTGAGGGTCTAGCCCAAAACCCTTGCCACTGAACTCACTAGAGTAGCTGATAGTTTTATCAAAAGTGTCGTAGAAGCCTACTCTTACATAAAGTGTCTCGCCATCCTTAATAGGAGTCCGGCACGTTACATTAGGCCCGTCATAAATCAGGTTAGCGCTATCGGGCGTGAACCCACTCGCGGGTGATGCATGCACTTTAGCCCCGGCCCAGTCTCTAACGAGCGTAGGTTTAATCCAGGTAATATCGAGAAGAAATAGATGAGCATCAAGAGAAAGAGTCCCAGGGGGGGAGGGGGGTGGATTCGATACGATGAGAGCAACCGGATCAGACATACTGTCGGTTGCGTCAACAGCCCGAATTTCCACTCTAAACGCTCGTGAAGCTGCTCCCCCAAAATCAAACTTGTTCGATTCAAAATCGTAAGTAAATTGAAGTTCCTTAGTATCAAACTGGCGCTTAATATCACCCGTGCCCTGATCGACAACTCTGACGTGATAATGATCAAAGTATGTGTCTAGGGAAGCGTCCCACGCGAAATGGGGGGACAACGTGTCAAATTCAGTCGGCGAAGCCCCGTCAATGAGGTGAAGGTTCGTTGCAGGTTGAACCTCTCGTATATCCCCACTCACCATATGCTCAATAGAAACAGGTAAACTCTCTCGACCAGTAAGTGAAACCGCCACAACGGTTAGAATGTATTCACCAAGCTGCACATTATCGATGCGGAAGAAGGTGTCACGAACTTCTCCTACATTGATCGGAGCTCCCCCGTTGAGTTGCGAATAAATCCGATAGAAACGAAATAATGGCGTCGTGGTTGCTACCCACGACAACTCCAAAGAGTGTTGCCCAGGTGCAGGGGTGCGAGCTCGAACTGTAAGACCAGATATGGGATTGATCTGCTGCGTTACATTCCCCGAACTTGACGTCGGTGGAGGAATATATACGCCATCTACAAAAGCCCATTTGTTTCGATTGACCTCGAGAGCTGACACAAGGATATTGTCAGGATCGCCGTCCGCTTCATCAATGGCTGTGATGCGGTAAGCTTTTGGAACTCCGACTGTATCCAGACACTCGATCGAGAATACGGCTTGGTCAGGTAGATCAACCCCGGTGAGCGGTGTTTGAAGGTTCAGCACGGTGGTGCTGCCCGACCCTGTAATCAATGGAACAGAGACAGGCACTCCCGACTTGGTCGTAATTGATAGAACGTAATTGAACCCGGCCTCAAACGCGACTGCATCGCGAAGCCTTAGTGTCGAGCTGTCTATGACCTGTTTAATACGACCAGATATACCAAACCCAGAAGTTTCATCAGCGATCAGAATGATGTCAAAGGGAGACGCATAAAACCCCTGACGGTTTGTCTTGAAGCTGACGATGGCCTTCTCAGTCTGTGCAGTGATCAGACGTAACCGTGCGCGCTTGATAGCTTCCGTCTCATCGATGCAGCCAACTGCAATGAACTCTTCAGGAACACGTCCGAAGCGAGAAATGGCGTCGTCATCAACGATCCTACGACGATCTTCTCGCCAATTGAGTTGCGGATTGAGAAACGAGACCGTGATGTCGTTCTTTCGCGTCGTTATGTCCGTGAAGGAGTAGGTGAAGATCCCCTCTTCGACATTCTCGGGCGTAAAAAGAAGCACAGCCGGCTGATCGTCGGCGTCAAACAGGATCGTGGCATAGCCGTTCCCCAGATCAACATATCGCCCGCCCGCTAAACCGCAGATGTAGTCGATTGAGTCCTGGATCGATCTTGGATCTTGAATAAGATCATTATACGTGAACCCGTGTGCATCACAGTGTTGCCCGAACGCGTAAGTTGCGAACTTGTCCAGTAGGATTGGTTGATAGGCAGAGATCCCGTAACGATCATTGGTCACGAGATCATATACAATCCAAGCAATGTTATTTGAATATTCCAGCTTAAACAAACCGTCCCAAACACCTGTATAAGTCTTGGTGATAGGATCATAATTCGTCGGCACGCGAATAATTCTACCCTCACACTCGCTTGTGAAGGTGGGGATGCTTGAGAATTGCTCCGATGCGCGGAAAACCCCCTGTAATATGGATAGATCATTAAATGTTAAAGGGGTTTGAGCAACTTCCTGGAAGCTCTCCCACGATAGATCACAAAAGTACTCAGCGGTGTTGGGGATACCAAGCTTCGTCACTCTCACATCATAGGGTTCATTGATGCGAGCAACTGGAATTCTTAACTCCTTAATATAAGGAGAAGTTGTCTTCCCATAGACTTGAAACGCACCAGGGGGGCTAAACTGAAGAACTCCCCAGTCGAGAGAATTTACCCATGATGACCCGTTCCACACATATGCTATATGATCAATGGAACCATGGACCCCAGGAGGGACAACCCAATAATCACGGGGGTCCATGCCAGCAGGGGATGTCTCCGACCACCCTAAATAAGCACGGCGAGTCATCCCGTTGTCTGTCCAGGTCCAGTAAGCATATGCAGACCCAGATACCGGATGAAAAACCGCATCCGGGAAGACTACCCATGCAGAACCGTTCCAGGTTCTGGGAGTAAAGTTTGTGTCAGACTCAAACCACATAGCGCCAATAGCCAAAGCCGTAGGAGCTATAGCCTGAGTATAAACTTCATGTTGGATTGGGTTAGTAACCGAATTATTAGGGGCCAGCATCCCAAAATAGTGGGTAATATCACCAGTAGTGGTAATTGGGGGAGGGGGAGTAATCGCTCCTATATTATTCCACACCGCTGAAGAGTGTGGCTTAATATCGATGACCCAGGTTGCCGGAGCAGGAAACTCACCCCACTGATTTGTAATGATCAACCGCTGAATGACGACACGGACATCAATATAGTCGATATTTATTTGAGTTCCGCTTCTCACAACAGGAAGATTAAGGTCTAAATTAACCCCTACCGTAGTCGAATTCCCAAAACCTCCGAGTTTTGGCACAACAGGGGATGCGGGGCTCTCCCCCGTATAGAACTTGATATCAAAGGGCCCGATATTTGGTATTCCAGCCGAGTTCGCTAAAGGTGTATCATTCAGAAATATCGATTCAACCCCATCGACAGGTCCTTTAATTGGCCCTTCCGACACAGCCATAATGGTCTCCAACACATCATTGGAGAACAGCGTGTCAGGAAAATGGATCTGTGGAATGGGAGGAGAGACGCCAAATTTGCGTCCTTGAAACGTCACGGCAAGCGACCCTTATAGATCGAGCCTTCAGACGGATCCCCAACCTGAACTTTCCAACGCCGAGTGACCCCATGAACGGGGTGCATCGTCAGCATCCATTGAGATGCTGGCGCCGATCCCATGCGACCTGCGAGAGAATATTCAGACGGCCCTGAAAGAGATCCATTGACGAAACCCTCTTCAAGCTCAACCGCGGTGTGGAAATGGCCAATGACAATCGTGTCGAGAATGACTCCTTCGGCCGCATAGTCGCGGACAAGACGCTTCATCCCGCGCGCGGCTGTCGCCGCGGGGCCAACGAAGCCCGTGCCGCCGCGCGAGCCGATGCGGTCGCCGTGTGTAAAGAGCACGTTCCAACCCATGATATTGATGAGCGCATCGCCGCTCATAGGCGCTGAAAAAGATAAGCGCTGTTCACCGGTCGCGGAGAACCAGCTCTCGAGCATCCAGAAGACAAGCGTGTCGTAAGAATGAAGCGCAACGCCCTTGGCTTCTGGCTTCCGCGTCAGGCGCCCGTGGTTGCCTGGAACCGAAATAATCTTGATCGGGCAATCGAACGTCTCAAGCAGAAGTCGTATACCAGAGATCAGCCACTCGGTCAGTTCACGCACTGCAGGAAGCGCCAAGAGATCATTCGTCTTAGCGAGCTCATCGTGAATCTCACCGCTGATCAAATCTCCACCAAGCACGAGATAGATCACTTCGGGGGCAGGGCCCGACCAATGGTCGGTGCCTAGCTTCACAACTCTCTGGAACAGCCGTTGAAGTCGGGCGCGAGCAATCTTTCTATTGAAGGAGTTTCGCCCATTCATTTGTGCGAGATCGATAACCTCACCCATATGAAGGTCGCTCAGGAACAGGACGACTGCTTCCCCGTGTGCGCGTCGCTTTGCTGATTTCGGAGCCCACGATGGAGGTTTTAAAGGTTGAGCTGTGAGAGAGAAGACGGACTCTCGAAGAGCCTCGGCGCGTACAGCGCGTCGTTCCGCGTCTTTGCGAGCGGAAAAATGACGCGCCGCGTCGTCTTTAAGACGACGAATGAGGATCTTGTCTGAGGATATCTTTGTCATCACACCGCATTCACGTTTATTGAGAGAATATGTCCTCCGACTTTCCGTCGCCCGTAAAGGATCGGAATACGCGTTCCGATCCCCACAGTATTCTGTGGAGGTCCGAGGTAGTGATTGGTCTGTTGAGCATTCGTCGCGGCGTTGCTGCTGTCACGCTGAGGCGCAGCAAACATCTGCAGGACACCGCCAAGAATCACCAGGGTGCCGACCTTCAGTAGAAGGGGAGAAAGCGGAGCGAAAAAGGGGATGAATGACGCAACGACGAGAGCGCTCCCTATCAGGATTTGCAGGAAACCACCGCGCTTACCACCACAGAACTGCGGGAATAAATGGATGTCAGTCTGATCGTTCCCAGCGAATAGATCTTCGACCGTGTTACAGCCGGCTACCTGGATTTTTTGGTAGCCCGTCTTCGCGTTCGGCCGAAATCCTGGGAGCTGGAGACTTACGAGACGGATCGCCTCAGCGACAGTGTCGGCGTTGACCTCAATCGGGCCATCATGGAGTTTTTTCAGAGGACCGTGGAGATGGACTCTACGAAGAGTCATCCATACCTCGCGAACTCACCATGTTGTTCATACCTAGCTCTATAAACAGCCTCTTGCGCTTCAACTACTGTATCAAATAGACCTATATATTTCCTACCATATTTAGCTTGAAATTTCCTATAGTGTCTGGTGACTCCTAATGGCAACCTCTCAACTTTATTACTATTAGCGATACGATTAGCTCCATTCTGGGCGCGTGAGCAGCTCCTCAAATTATGAAGCCTATTATCATCAGTTACTCGATTTTTATGGTCTATCAATTCTGGTTCATCCCCATAGACCATCTTCCAAATGATACGGTGTGAGGCCCACAACACATTATTTATCGCGACGTATCTATATCCTAGCTTATTAAGATTTCCAGCCTCTTTCCCAGTCCACTTAGAGTTCCATGATTTAGAAGCATCTATTCTGTGTTTCCAAAATAACTTTCCACTTTCCGGATCATAATGAAAAACTGCAAGGAGACAGTCTCTTGGAGGCAGCGGCCTAAATCGTTCCGACTTCATCCGAGATAAGTCTTCCTTTAACTACCCGGTAAACGGAAATCCCATCATGGCCTAAAATATAGTGACGCCAATCCGGATACGCCATAAATGATTGAAAATCGCCGATTGATGGGTTGGAACTCGCGCTCGGATGAGTATGCCACGTAGCTACAACACGATCCTCATACGCCAGTAGATCATCACCCTTGACCTCGAACCCATTGATGGGGTCTGAACAAATGTTTTCGAGCTCGACGATCGAGTTATCGTCAAGAACGAAACCAACTCGTTCATTCTCACCCTTGTTGAGGAGCAGCAGGGAGTTTGCGTCGAAATCCATCGGGGAGTAGCTCCATGAGTTCGAGAGTGTTCTGCTCATTGGTGAGCTTGACGTCCTTATGTCGAAGCACCGCAAGAGTGGTATTGCGATAGAGACCGCGGTAGTCGTCAACGCGCGAAAGCTGACCGACAACGTGGTGAATGATTTTTCCACGTTCTATAAGAACCGCACAATGATTGGCGACCTTTGCTCGGATCGCCATCAGGATAAGATCGCCGGGCTTCCACTCTGAAGGGTGATCATCGAGAGGACGAAAATTGTTCTCGTGAAAGTAATCCATATAGAAATTGAGTCCGTGATTCCAAAAGTCCTCAACACGAGCATAATTCGGGAGCGTGATATTGAAATTGTCATGGTAGAAAGAACGAACGAGGCCATAGCAATCGGTCGAACCGTAATGGAAAGGTCGACCAAGGAGGTGATCGTATCGAATGCTCATTGTCACAGCGTCACGAACGGAAATTCAGGAGACATGAACTTTCGAGCAGGTATCACTAGATCAGGACCGTCACTCAGACTCCTCAGTTCCATCGTGATACCTTGACCCGCTACTACCTCTTTGATCCTAGCCACATACCAAAAATTTGGATCGGAAAGATTCACGTTTGTCTCTAGATGTTGACGCAACACTCGTCGACGAACCACCTGAGCACCATCAAGATACCCTGCAAAGACGAACGAGTTAAAAAGTCCTGCTGGGTTGGCGATCGTCAACGTCGGGCGCGACTTACCCCCGTCCGCACTTACCTGATATCCCATCAACCTAACAGCCATGCTCTCATAGACATTAGCTTGCCACGTAACTTGTGGGCCATCTCTGAAACGCACGACCGTAGGAGATGACGTCCCTACGGGCGTAATCTCAAACAGATCAACAAGCGCATCAGCAGTAAGTTTCTGTGCTTCTTCGACGTGAGACGCAGGAGCTCCAGTGGTCATGGCAACAGTACCAAGTCGATTTGAACAGGCTCAATCGCATGCCCGCGGCGCCCGAGGTCCGGCCTCTCAACAATCGCAGCCTTAATCCCCCGAAATGCTGGAAGTGGCTTCGAGAACCGAACAGTCACAAGACCTCGAGAAGGATGCACATACTCGAAAGGTTCATAGAGCCGATGGAACTCATAGAAGTCTTGTAAATGGGCCGCGTTCGTATTGGGGAACGTCGTGCGATCAATTACGTTCAACACGTTCGTCCACCAACAAAGACCTTGGACTTCCAGATGGAAAATGATCTGATCCGGTCCTCGCGGTTTCGATGCAAATGAATAGCCCTTGCCGAACTTGATGACCTGACTGCTCTCGGGATACTCGTCACCGACAGTATGGTAACGATAACCAAACCGTTTCATCACGCAGCTCCTGAAGCAACAGAGCGAATAAGCGTTCTCAAGGCGCCTTTGTTCTGAATATCGCGAGCAATGGTCACCACAATATCCCGCTCGCTCGGCGGAGGAACCTGATCAGGCGAAACGACCCAAACGTTTGTGATGGACGGTTGCGCGGAGGAGGTGTTGTTGTCCGATTGAGAGATACGATTCGGCCCCATCGCGTTCAACTGCGCCAGTCTCTCACGACCGATTGCATCGACCGCGCTCTTGCGCAGAACATATTCACCAGGGGTGAGCATCGCCGGTACAACGTCTCCACCACCGGCAAAGTATTGAACCGGGACAAGTCCCCCCGAGTTAAAGCCAAGAATGCCTTTAAGCCCGCCGATGGCATCGCCGATGAGACCTCCACTGTCAGTTACTTTCCCCCCAGCAATAGCGCCTCCACCGAAAAGACTTCTCAAGACTTGATGCGTCAGTGTCGTGCTGGCAATCTGTAAGAGTGACGCGATAATAGATTGTGCAAATGTGCGAAACGCATCCTTCCCTTTAACAGTTCCCGACACTAGGTTAACAAAGAACTGTTGAGACGAGGAGTCCATCACTCCAAGTGACTGAGCCCAAATCCCCTGGATCTCCTCTGCAAAATTCTTAAACTTTCCTTGGGCATTAAAGTAACCATTCTGACTAAAGAACAATTGAGTTCCGCTAGAGAACGCATTACCAATGGAGCCCGAACCCGCCGACTGATCCTGTGTGTTCTTTCTCCCCTCAAGAACCCCAATCTCTTTCTCGAGCGCAGCCTGCTTCTCCTTAAGCGACGTGATCTTATCCTCGTCGATCAACCCAACCGAACGCGCCGCGGCGATCTGCTGCTCAAGCAATCGCTGTTCACGACGCCGCGCTTCGAGCTGAGTTTCAACTTCCAGCTTCCGTTCCGCATCAAAAAGCTGCTGCTGCGTTGATCGAATCTGTTCACCAGAATAACGACCAGGGAATCGCTCCTGTTCACGCACCTGCAGTTGCAGATTATCAACAATGCGCTTCTGTTCCTCCACGATCCGTTGTGAAATCAAGTCGGCGTTCTTAATAATCGTGTCTTGCGCTCGCTCACCGAACTTACGACGAATCTCCTCAATATCAGCAGTCTGCTGACCAGCCTCTTTGTCCTTGTTCGCGGGGTTGGCGCGGTAATCGGCGATTTCGCGGTCCATCAACCCCTTCAAAGAACCGATCATCCCCGCGACGAGGTTCTGCACCTGTTGTGAGTCGACGGTCTGTTTGAGCACCCCCTGGGCCGTCTGCAGTGACTGCTCATCAGCCTTATTGGCCGCGCGGCCCCGAACCAGTCTCTCGAGAAAATCCTTACGCTCGACGACCGCTGCGGTGGCCTCTCGCGCCGATCGTGTGATCGCTCCCTGTCCCTCGATCTCGGCCGCCAATTTCGGCGTCTTCTTATCGAAGAAGTCCGCGACCAGTTGCACGAAGTCACGCGCCAGAATGTCAGGGTTCTTGTTTCCGCTGTTGAAGACGGCGCCTTGCCCAACAATATCCGCGGCGCGGCGCCCAGCGTTCGCCGGATCGAGGAGATCCAACCCTCCGCGCTGCCCCTGCTGATGAAGCAAGTAGAGATCGCGGTCGCTCGCCGCGCGGCCGAAACGAGCTTGGAAAGCCCCCTCGTCCTTGGCAATCTTCGCGAGAACGTTCCGAACCTGATCCTCGACCGAGAAAATGTTGCCGCCGCCGTTCTCAGCAAAAGTGTCGGACCTGAACTGGAAGAGGCCACTGTGTTTTCCGTTCTGCGCATTCGGATTGAAGCCACTCTCGGCATTCGCGAGCGCAAGGAGGTAACCAAGTCGGTTCTGCGGAGCGAAGTGGGCGAGCTGCTGAGCAGGGGCGCCACCAGCCTGCAGCAGATCTCTAGAGGACTGCACAGTAGAGCCGGAGCGGACAATGCCGGTGAGTTGATCGAAGAGCTTGTTCAATTCCTCGACGAGAATGCGAGCACGATCCGCCGTCGTGCCCGGCCGGTTCAATTCCCGTGTGATTTCGGTGATGTGCTTTTGCAGAGCGTCCTGCTCAGCCTTGATCGTTTCACCTTCACGAGCAAGCAAGCGATCGATGATGCTTTTGCGGAGCTGACTCATCGTCTCCTCCGCGCTCTTAACGTTCTCCTCAGCCTTTTCCTTGATCTGAACAACAGCTTCGCGCTGCGAGTCGTTCAACTCCTTATTGAACCCGGCTTGGATCTCAACCTTCTCGATCTCAAGGTCACGACCTTTCTGGATGAGGGAGATGACCTCCGTCTCAATCTGATCAAGATCTCCTACATTGACCGCATTTCTTGCCCTCTTATTTGCGAGTGAGAGGGCAGCGCTGTTGGCTCGTTGACTCTGTGAATTGACAAGCTCCTGGAGCGGACGTGCAGCCTTTTCCAGGTCCCCTGCTTGATCAAGAGCAAACGTCCTGATCTTCGCCAAATCATCCTTGAGCTTCTGAAAAGCGATCTTTACGTCCTCAGGGTTCTTGCCTTCCCGCTGTAAATCCTGACTGACAACAGCGACCTGATATGCGTCTTCATTAACACGAGAAATAAGATCAGCGCGCAGCCGAGCGAACTGAGCAAGCTTGGCGACAGGAGAGTCCTTTGAGCCCTGAAGTTCTGACAGTCCTCTCTGAGCAACTCCCAAAGAACCCTCGAGCCGAGACTGCAGGCCACCGAAACGTGGATCGCTCTGCAACTCCGCAATACGACCGTTACGTTCCGCTTGATTGATGTCTACCTGCGTGCCCTGCAAGCCGGAAAGACGATTGATCTTCGCATTGAACTCAGTAAGAAGCGCCTCGAGAAGCTTCGTATCTCCTCCAGAGGTTCGGAGGGCACTCAAACCTGATGTGAGCGATCCAGCCAAAGAACCATAAGAGCCGCGAACATCCGATAAGTTCAGCGTCGATGAGTTTGCGAAGAGGAAGGAGAGCAGGGGACCGAACTCGCTTCCAAGTCGGGAACGTAGTGCTCTCTCATTGTCCCCACGGAAAGCAAAACCGCTCTCTCCAATACCGCTGAAAATACGCCCCGCAGCACCAGCATCCTGCAGATCAGCGGCCTGAACATCGAGCCCCAACTTGGTTCTCAGCGTCTCACGCTGAATGGCAAAATTCTGGGGGAGAGCCTGCGAGAGCTCACCGCGGAGGGTGCGCAACGCCGAAATCAGTTCAGAGACCGTTGTGGTGCTGAGCTGTACGTTCAGCCCGAAATTCGAGAAGTCTTTCTGCGCCTGCAGAATCGCTTCTCGACGTGCGAAACCATCTTTGTTCAGCTTGTCCTGCTTATCGATGAGATCGCCGATCGTCTTGTCCAGCGTGCTCAGCGTCGTCTCAGTCTGTTGTTGCTGCGACATGAGGTCGTTAAGCGACGTCTGGGCGTCATCGATGCGTTTCTGGAGTGGGGAAGGGCCAGAGAAGGCAGCAACGCCGGCGATGGCTCCAGCGGTCGCCGTAGCGATCCCCAGGGCAATAGCAACCGGATTGGCGGCGAGCGCCGCCAAAGAAACGTTGAACGCTCCTGCCGCTGTCGTAGCGGAAATGAAGCCCGCCGCGAGGCTGCCGATTCCTCGAGCGACCTGAACCGCCCATGCCCCTGCGGCGCCCGTCGCGCCCGCGATCCCGAGCGTCCCCAGGATCGGCAGCACAGGACCAAGCTTGTTGGCGGCGTCAGCCACGACACCGAGGCCGACGCCGAGAGCCTTCAGCGCTTCGACCATAGGCGCCAGTCCGCGGTCGGTCAGAGCAACAGTCTTGTTCCCTAGAGCCGTCCAGATCGCCGTTAAGCTCTCAGATGCTTTGGCGGCCCCCTCTACTGCCGCGTTAGAGAGCTGCATCGACTCCTGGAGCGCCTTCACACGATCAAGACGGCTCGTTAGTGTCGTGAACGCCGAGGCGGCGCGAAGATCGAGCGACTTCAGCGCTTCAGCGGAACCAAACCCTTTCGATGTCAAATTCTCAAGAACACCGACCAAACCGTTTGCTCGGATATCGATCTGATCCAGTCCGATACCGAGATCCTTTAGCAGGGCCTTCAGTTTGTCAGTCGGAGAGATCAACTCTTGAATGAGCTGCCGCGTGCCGGTGCCGGCGGTCGAGCCGCTCTTGATGCCACCCTGCGCAAGTCCCGCAAGAACAGATGTGAGTTCAGTAAACGAGACACCACTCTCATTGGCGATGTTCGCCGCGTAGGATAGACCTTGTCCAAGCTGCGTAACCGTCAGGCGCGTCTTGTTGAGCGCCGTGGTGATCGTGTTGGCAATGTCGGGAGTTTTCTCAGCCGCCAGATTGTAAGCACCAAGCGCAGTTGTCAGAAGCTCGGTCGACTCCTTCAAGCTCGCGCCTGATGCCGTGGCCAAATTGATGACCGTTGGGAGTGTCTTCGTGACCTCCGCGGCAGAGAGACCAGTCTGGCCGAGGGTGGTTGCGACCTCAGTCAGATCCTTCAGTGAGAACCTCGAGGCAGCGCCCAGATCGAGAAGCTGACCTTTGAAGGTCCCCATCTCCTTATTGGTCGTCTGCGTGATCGCCTGAAAGCGGATCAGTCCGTCATCCAGCTCATTGACGGCGCCGAGGAGCTGACGAATGGCGAGGATGGAGGCGCCGATTGTCGCGTAATCGGCAAAGATCCGGATGCGGTTCTCGAAGCCGGAGGCGATTCCCTCCGGCGATGACTGGTAAGCCCGACGATCCACGTCGCGCTGACGACGCTCGTCCGCCGAGCGCGCTAAACGGTCAGCGCGCCGAGCGGCCGCATCAGCCTCACGTTGCGTCTTCGCGTCGGCCCGCTCCGCATCGCGTTCAGCCTTACGCGCCGCGCGATCAGCATCCTCCCTCGCCTTGAATTCCGCATACGACGTGATGCCGGCAAAACGCTCGGTGCGCTTCCCTTCCGACACAATACGCTGACCGATAACTCCGCTGACCGCTCTCGGATCATTGAAGACACGAGTCAACGCCTCAACGTCGGTAACAGACTTAGTGAGACGCGCTTGAATAGCCTCAGCAGTTGTCTTGAGTAGCCGCTCGGTGGCTTTCGTGGACTCTTCAATGAGCCTAGCCTGGACCTGCTGTGTGGTCGTGTTAATTGAGTTCTTAAGGGCACCTACGTGGAAGTTGACAAGCTGATCGTCACGAAGTGTGCCCTTATTGACGGAAGGACTATCCAGAATCGATTGCTTGGCACGATTATCGCCTGCGGACTGTGCCCTTAGACCGTCAAGGATTTGCTTGAGCGCTTTTGCTTCAGCAGCAGTTTTCTTGGCAGCCGATGCGGCATTGACGAATTGATCTCGAAGTTGGGCCGCATTCGTCAGGGCGTCTTCTAACTGACTCGTTAGTTGCGCTACACCCTGACCAATATCTTTGGCCTCAGCTTGAACATCTAATTCGAGTTTACCGTCTGCCACTTACACTCCTCGCATCATTTCCTGGATACTGGACTCCATATCCTCAATGGAAGAATGTTCTTCAGCGGTTTTATTATTCCCAAAGATTTGTGATGCGACGAGGATAAGAGATTCTGTAAAAGAGTTCGCTCTCACTATCTCCTGCTCCATCCTCAACCGCACCATAGTCTCGAGATCATATTTGGTGTGAGACCAATAGATGGTATCGAGAGCGGAGGGTCGAGTATTGAACGTAAGAACGATAGACTGCTCGAAACTTAGGGAGCTAATCCACTCAACAACGACCCGAGTTTCTCCAGGTCCCCCCTCCGACCCTCGATCGCCCCCAGGCTCGACTGAAGGCGCCTCATAAAAAAATCGAGAAGATGCGCCTTCACCCAGTCGAAAATCTGATAGGCCTCGTCTGGAGTAAGTTCAGGCATGACGAAATCTTCACACTGCCCAGACTGACTCCTCGGCGCCAACACTGTCACGAGAACCTGCATTGCAAGTTCCGGTTCGAGGTCCAGCACCGTAGCTTTGTTAGGGTCTCCAACAAGCTTGGTGAGCTCGTTGAGAAGTCCATAGGACATCAGGATTTCGCGGCCCTCGACGGCAATTTTTGGATTGAGTGTTTTTGGATCAGACATGAAACCCTCACAGCGCGGCCTAAAGAAGAAATGGGAAAACAGCGCACAAATAAAAAGAGCCGCCTCCTGGCGGCTCTTCTCGCGAACCAAGAGGAATTACCCCTTGGTGATGTGCAACCTCTGCGAAAAATCGGCATGGTAGCCGACGTCTGACGCAAGGGGCGTGTAGCAAGTGAACTCGAAGGGCATGCTGCCGAAGTTCTCGGTCAAAAACCGGAGGTTGAAACCCTTCAGAATACGGATTTTCGGAAGATGCAGGACGAACGGGCGCTTCGTCCCCTTCTCCGTGCCGACGATGCGAGCACAGTGGAACTGCGAGATCGCCTCCGGGTTATAGTCGATCTTGCTGAGCAGACCAACGCGGCCGTTCGCAGCCGAGAAGTTCATGCCGGTAGGGACCGGGTAGCCTGTAAAGGTGACCGTCGTGTCCGGCGCCGAGTAAGCGCTCGAGACCACCTTGGCGATATGCACGACAGAATCGGTACCTTCCTGGATGAAGAAGTATTTGCCTACCGTGAACTCCGTCGTCACATCCGTGGCGATCTTGAGAGTCGTAGCCGCCGGCGCCACCGCTTCCACAAGAGCATGCGGCGTGGTGACAAGCTCGTCAAAATTCGTAAGCGTTCCGTCCAGCGCGAGCCCATACGCAAGATTGCGAGCCGTGTATTCGAAGACGTTCAACGACACCTGAATGTTGTTGGCCGTGACCTGCTGATCGACGACGTCGTTAAAAATGCCCTGGGTCAAACTGGCGATCTGGGGATCCGAATTGATCACAACATCCTTGACAAGGCCAAGGGAGTGAGCCGCTTCATTGAGCGTCAGAAAATCAGCCTGCTTGGCGACGAGCACCGAAGCCGACGAGAACAGAAATTTGTTGGTCTTCGCGTAGCCGGCCATTTTGGTCTCCTGAAACAGGGCTCGAGCGCTGGCCCTGATATCGGGAGAGACAAAGAATAGATCAAGTTAATGTAATAAGAGCTGACCCTTGAACTGCTTGAGCAACGCGTGTTTCAAAACGATTTAATGGGTGTACAGCAGCCCCGTTAGTAAAGATGGCCTTACCAATCTCCAACCCTGTATCAGGATGATAGATAGGAAACTCTTGCTCAGGCTGCATAAGTCGATAGAAAAAATCGGTATACTCACTAATGCGAAATAGATTAGGATCATTGAGAGTGCCTGCAATCACACCGAAGGTGATTCGATGCAGCTTCCCTTCATTATTGATTGAGAACGCTGAAAGACCCACTAAATCAGTGGATGGAAGCGACTGTATGTCTGAACCTTCATCCCAATCAATATACTCAGTGCCTGCAGGCTTGTTCTCGTTAATGAACGAGATCGTGGAAAGACGCGCGGCGCGGAAGAAGGGTAGGGTCATGAAGAGGATGTGGGGCGTTGCAGAAGCTCTTTGAAGGGAGAGTAAGTGCGTCCGGAACACGTTCCGATAACTGAAATCAAACTATTCTGATCAATATTCGAAACAATGGTCTCCCCTGAGAACCCATATACAACATAACTTAATCCAGCATACCCGCCGTAACTATTTTTTGCATTCACCCTAATACATACGAGCCAATGATCGAAGCCCCTATCGTTTCCACGAAACGGCTCACTGATCGTCGGGTCAAGAATCGAGCTTGGGTCCTTGAAATTCTCACGAACATTTTGAACTATCGCCGCTCGATATTTCGTAGGAGGTGAGGTCACCAGGGCTTGGTGGGTTGACGAACACGCCGAAAGAAACAAAAAAGTAACAAGGGGGATCAAGCGCATGGTTCAAACCTCACCAGATATTCGTCATTATACCCATCCCGACGACCACCGTATGTGGTTCTTGTTACATCCACAATCCGAAGGATGCCAGTAGGAAGATGAAGTTCCGTGCCTCGTCGGTGTTCACGCGAGAAATGACGCATGTCCTCAAGCCACGAGGGGTCTTTGATACTACGCTTTACCCATTTTCGGTTATACCGGTGCTTAAATGCTAATGTAGGCTGATAAATAGTGACCCAAGTGTCATGAGGGGACCAACCCTCTTCAAGAGTCGAAACCTCGAGCCCAATCTTGGTCTTCTCTAAATCCTTCGTCCATTCATGACACTCTGGAGACAGAAGAATAGTTCGATCGGGGAGTTGAGCTTTCAAATACTCAATAAAAACAACCCCAGCTTCAGATATTAATCTCCCATAAGAGGCTGCTAGAGCCGTGATATCACTCATCACCAACCTTGCCTAGTTTGAAGCGGGTCTTGAGAGACGTAGCCACCACATCAGGAAAACGTTGAAGAACATAATATGCTATTAGAGGCGCGACAAGTGGTCTCTGCACTGGCCGACCGAAATTTTTCAGTTTATCAGCGACCTCTGCCTCCATGAGGCGAGCAAGAAGACCTTTATCCGAATCTCTTGCTCCGAGCCCGACTAGTTTGTTTGCCGAGAGACCCGATTCATCTTTCAAAAACGGAAAGCTCGTCAGATTGATTCCCGTCTTCTTGGAGCCCAGCATTGCGATTGTAATCTTACCCACTTTTCCGGGTTCGTCTGTTGGTATGAAAGAGATCGTGGGACGTAGCACATTCTGCAGAAAGGGAGCAAAGCTCGTCTGCATTTTCTCGAGCAACTCACCAGTATGTACGAAGTAGGTCGTCAGTCCCTGCTTGTTGCGGATCGTACGCGTCGAGAGGGCAGGCCATGACATGGTCAGATCAGGGTTCGACACGCCAACAGGTGAGAATGCCGATTTGAAGGCGTCGCCACTCTCATATGAAGGCATTTGAATGCGAAGAGGGGTCTTACCGTCAGTATTGGATTTCAAATGGAAGAAAAACTGGAGCATCTGACGCGCATAAATCTCGATGTCGTTCCTGACATGGTCCTGAACCGCAGCAAGTCGCTCGACCGTTTTCTCTTTAGCAATCTTATTCGCTCGATTTTGCACAGCGTCAAGAATTAGCTGTTTAGCGGCAATAGCCACTGTGGCAGGGTTTGATGAGCTATCAAAACGACCTGCCCTACGGTCAGTTGGACCAACTTTTATGACAATCTTCATTAGGCTACCCGCGCAAATTCACCATGATATTTGAGACGAGCTTCACAAACCTTAACATGAGCTTCTTCTGGCGTATCAAATAAGCCAAGATACACTCTCTTCCTGTTCACAGTAATATACGTCTGATATTTACCAGATAATTTATGAAGACTAACACCCTTAAAACCAGTTGTACTAGATGTAGATAGTTTAAGATTATACCCATTCTGTAAGCGCGTTGCTGGTCGCAAATTTTCCCATTTACTATTACCTACATCTCCATCCTTATGATCTATCTCATCATGGGGCCATGCTCCTTCCATTATAAAATACGCTAATCGGTGTTCGCTATATCTCTTAGCATAAATCTTAATATACCTATAACCGTCAGGTTTATTCACACAGCCCGCACGTTTTCCGGCCCACCGGGAGTTCCAACGATTACATTCCCACTCTCTATCACGCTCCTTATCAGTCCAAATCAGGTCAGGAGTTCTCTCACGCCAATAGAACTCTCCAGTTTCTGGATTATAATCCAGCAATCGTCTAACAATATCGACTGTCAGTTCAAAAACTACACAACCTGAAACAGCTTTATTTACCCGTGCAAAACCCATCAATGCCTCCTGTCTAAGAGGCTGTAAAATAACAAATCTACGTTTTATGCCCAAACAAGTCTCTATCAGAGACTATTCTATTTCAACCATTAAAATCCCATAGACAATATATTTTCGTCGAACCATCCGACCGTCAATCAGATCATTCAATTGAACATCTGAACCTGTCAATACCCGCGACCTGTCCGTCCCAATATGAGTCTGACGATCAACTGACTCGCGCCCATAAATCTCGATCGCACACCAAATCAATCCTAGATCCTGTATTCCACTGCCTTTAGGTAGTCCCGTTACTAAATCGGTTGTCTGTGTCTCTCGTTTCCACGAAGCGTGCGTCGTAACAGGAAACATTTTGAGCACGCGCGTATGTAAGCTTCTATCATGTTCCGCGAGCAAGAAACGACGCCCTTGAGCATCGACAACAACCATTCCTGGCTGCGCCAACTCTTCAGTGCGAACATGCAAGACAAGTCGAGTCTCGAGGAAATTAGAGAGCGCTGCAACACCCTCCTTAGCGAGCTGGATAGAGCCACGAAAACGGGGGCCGTTCTCAGCCTGGAGCCACTCATCAAATCGTGAAAATGAGCGCTGGAGAGTCCTCACGACTACCCCGTGATGACGTCAGTGGGTGAAGTAAAGATCGCAAGAGGAACGTCAGCAAGCTGAGTATCAGTCGTCTGCGCAAGCAACGAAGCACGACGTGATGCGAGCTCTTCGGCAATTGCATCCCAGTCAGGACTCGTTCGGAAGCGCTGCCATGTCTTGCCGCCGTCGCCCACCGTCATCGGAGTTCTCAACCGTAATGATGGAATCACATCGATAGCTGCGGTGACCCCAATCAGCAGGTTTGCTGACGCCTCTGTTAGTGTTCCGGACGAAAGAGCAGCAGCTAGCGCTGTCTGGGATATCTCATCCTCTACCTGCAGAAACGCAGCGAAAAGGTCAATCTCGTCGTCGAGGAGCTCATCCGCGTTAAGACCAAGCAGGCTGCGCACATCATCAGCCGACACATTATGGTTCAAGATCGGCAGTACGCGGTAGAAAGTGCGCCAAGTATAGCCTTGTCCACCCGTCGTCCACGTCACAATAACCTGACGCTTCTCGAACCGCTTGCCAACGCCGATCGTTTGCTGACCCGCGGAGATTGGAATCGTGACGCCAGTGTCGATTGACCCCGTCGTGATCAGCGTTGGTCCCGAGATCAACGTCCCATCATGGGCATAGAGCGACCAGTAGACCGAATTTGCGTCTGGAACCAAAGAACCGAGAGGGCCGACAAAATCGACCCTCAACGAAACTGCGGTGTTGACGAAGGTGTCCACAAAGGACCTCTTACGCGGCAGGCTTCACGATTGGCGTGCCTCTGGAAGCAACGGGCGCGGGCGGCACGGGCGGCGCGGGCGGTGCGGGCGGTGCGGGCGGTGCTTTCTTCCCAAACGTTGTCAGGAACGACTCGCGCGCGAGGTCCAGATCGAAGTCGCTCTCAGCGTAATACTTCAACCACTCAGCGTCAGTCGATTCGTCGCTCAACTCGGCAACGATACGAACCTGTCCGATCGCGATCCGATGCGCCACGAAATTGGTGCGATGGACAACCGTATAACCCTCATGACGGATCGTCGGGTTGCGACGATCATGATCGACGAGCTGATAAGCTCCATGCGTCTCGACCAAAAGCATTGGACCAATCCTCCACATCAAGGGTCAGGCAGCTCGTGCGAACTCGCCGTGATATTTGAGACGAGCCTCACAGACTTTGACATACGCCTCTTCAGGGGTATCAAAAACTCCTAGATGATATTGAACACTGTGAACCGTAATTCTCGCGATCCACTTCTGTCTCTGTATATGGAAATGAACACCCTTATAGCGGCGTCCTCGAAAGGTTCTTCTGTTCCATGCATTCTCGGACTTGGTTGCCTTCCGTAGATTTCCCCACCTATTATTCAAAGAATCGGTATCCCTATGGTCGATGTCTTTATCAGGCCATACACCCCTCTTCATGGCCCAAATGACTCGGCTAGACTTATAAAGTCGCTTGCCTAAGCGAATACAGTGAAACTGATACCCATCCTTAGGATCGGTATGAACGCTACCGGCTTCTTTCCCTGCAAACAGAGTGTTCCATCGCTTCATTAGTCGCGCGGGAGAATACTTACCTTCCGCAAAATGAGACTCGTTCCTCAGCCGCCAGAACAGCTTTCCTGTATCCTCTTCATATCGAAGAAATTCACGAAGCTCTTCAGGAGTATGAGACTCTCTCATTAACAACCTCGAGTTCAGTCAGGTGAGGTAAACCCCACCCGACTGAATATCGTAAAATTACGCACCAAAGTTGAAGATCGAACGCGTGTCGTCGAACACGAGGCGAGGACCCGAAGTCTCCGTCCGCACATAGGTCACCGACTGATTGAGCACCGACTGCTCGGACTCATTGATCAGCGACCCAGCCTCGACGAGCTGCTCCAACGTCTCGCCCTTGATGAAGCCGACGAGCTGGTTCGCCGGAGCCGTCGAGGAGAGGGCGAAGTTCACCTGACCCTGAAGGATCGGCACGCCGCCGATCTGGAAGCCCGAACGCGCAAGGTTCTCAGCCGCGGTGCGGTCGCCGCCATTGGCGATCGGCAGCGCGAACAGGAGCAACCACTGCAGGTAAGCGTCCCAATTTCCAACAAGAGTATCTACCGGGGTTCCTGCCTGAGCACGCGCCACGAGCCACGCCAGCAGATGCTTATAGCTCAGGGTGCCATTCGTCGCCGTGCCGACTGCACCACCGTTATAGCTCGACTGATTGATCACGCCGGCCGCTGCCGCCACACCGTCGCCATTGATGAGCAGGTCCGTCGCGGCGCCGACCTTCGAGCGCTCGAGCTCGCGGTTGAGGCGGTTGGCGTAGGGCGTCAGCAGATCGAGGCGAGCGCGGCGCGAGAACTCGTAGGAGGTCTTGTAGCCACCGCCGATCTTCCAAATCTTGACGCTCTTCTCGGTCGTGCGGATCGACTTGACCGGAATGTTCGTCAGCTCGGGGATGACCGACGCGCCCTTGTAGTCACCCGCGGCGTCATCGACGAGCGTCGTGATCATTTCAACGCCGCTGATCGTGCGCGTGGAAGCAACGAGAGCATCAATGCGCTCGAACTGATCCTGACGATACTTCCACTGGACGAGATCATCGATGACCGGCGGGAAAAGTGCGCGGGTGCCAGGGAACGTCTGGAACGTGTCCGAGGCTAACTCGAGAGTGATGCCGGCGTCGAAATCATCCTTGACCGGCAGGCCGAGATACATCAGCGAGGCTTCGTAGCCGTTCAGGCCAGTGAAATCCGCTTTGCGATTGGACATCGTCGGGTCAATGGCAAGGCGCAGATAATCGCGCAAGCCGAGGCCGTAGCTCTTTGCGGTCTCGACAAGCTTCGTGCCCGCTTCCTTCGAAGCAGAAGGGGACTCGCTACGGAGCCCCGCAAGCAGCGTCTCGGGGGCGACGCGCTGGATGGTAGAAATCGATCGAAACATTTGCGTCTCCTGAGACGAGATGGGGTGGCCGAAGAGCGAGGATTACTTCTTCAGCACAACGACATGCGTCGTGCCGATGACTTCGATGACAAGATTGTCGGTCGGGTCAGGGGTGGGGGTCGCCGTCACCAAACGCTGCGTGACGCCGCCCGTAGCAGCGCCCGAACCAACAGCGGTGTCACCGACAACGATGGTCGCACCCGCACCGATCGGTAGCTTCATAATGCCGCTGACCGAAACAGAGCCGACCACCTGCGAAGCCGAGCGCACCTCAACCGTTTCAAGCCGGCCAAGGATCGGGTCTTGCGCGCCAGCGAGCTTCACCTTATTGGGCGCAGTAGCGTCGAGCGTCACAGCCTTGCCGATGTCGGCCGTAGTGAGCGTCGTCGGCAAGTTGAACGCGATATACGCATGGGACGGGATGATGTCGTAGTTTCGAACGACGTTATGGAAGGGGGTCATATGGATCGATCCTTCTTAACCAGTGAATTAGCGAGCGCTCTTGAAGGCACCCGAGGAGAATTGCCCCACCTTCTCGTTCCCTTCAGAACGATGCGCGGGATCCGTGTGAGAGGTGGGGAGCGAGAGCTTCACACCCTTCACCAAGGTGACGATGTCCTCGATCTTCTCCGGCGCGGAATCCGTGACACGGCCGCTGATCGTCAGAACGTGCTTGGCGATGTCTTTGAGCGCGTCGACCGCGCCGCTGAACGCGGACAGGCGCGTCACTTCGGCCTTGGACGTGATGAGCTCAGTGTCCTTCGCAGCGAGAGCGGAGACCGCTTCGTCGCGGGCCGCAACGGCGGCATCACGTTCGGTGATAAGAGTGTCGCGTTCCGACGTCAGAGCGATGTTCTTCGCCTTCTCATCGGTCAACTGCTGCACAAGTTCCTTCAGGTCCATGGAAGTTTTCTCCGACGTCAGATCAGCGGACGACAGCAAAAGAGTGAGCATGGAGGCCGCTGATCCATCCGCCGCGAGGCGGGCCTCCGAAGACTTCTGAATACGAGCCCCTTTGATCCCGCCCTGACCAACCAGAGAAAGCTCAAACCATCGGTCGAGTTGACTGATCACCAGATGGTGACCGTTCTCACCCATGGTGTGGCCTTCCGGGTCAGTAGCGGACCAGATATTGTCGAAGGACGCGTTGGGGCCGAAGAAATCGAAACCACACGTGGAGCAGAGCGCTGCCTTGGGGAGTGTTGCGACAGAAACCTGATCGATGGTACCGTTCTCAATCAGGTTGATAATGTCTGCATGAGTCGAATCGACCCAGAACAACACACGAAGTTCGGAACCGACCACATCGCCGAAAAAGGCTCGACCGAGCGGGAGCACTTGATCGTTGTGCATCGTCTGCAGAGGAAGACTCTCAGCATTGAGAGCATCCCGCATCTGCGTCATGAAATCGAGGGTATGAACCGCATCCTTATAGAGTGGGTGCCGTTTACGAACAGGCAGCGTGTTGAGCGCCGTGGCTTCGAAAACGACAACCTTCTCCGGGTCCGCACCTGCAGTTTGCAATCGCTGCCGGAGAAGATCAGTCAGGGGAACACGCTTCATTCGAAAAGGGTCCGTAGCGGGGATCAATTTCGAATGTGGAAAGAGATTAGATGAGGTTCAATCGAGTAAGTAAACTCGCAACGATAAGATGAAATATTAAAATCGCAACACTAATAGAACTGTAACTATCACATAATTAGCATCAACTGATAAGAGCCTTCAGTGCAATCAGTTCAGAGCGCGTGAATAGCACCCCTGCTATTATCACCTCTTGATGATGACTATCACCGATGACAATCTGATTGTCTACTGTCGTATAACTATCAGCCCCAATAGCTATAGAATTTACAACATCAGACTTTTGATTAATATTATTACCGGAATTGGCCCCCAAAAATATATTGTCATAACCTAGACGCAATGATTGTCCCACGTCAAATCCGACGCCCACATTGCGATCACCTAGATCGCTGACTCCAGAACCTCCAAAAGCTCCTGAACCCAAACCAACATTGGAATTTCCGATGCTACGGGACAGCGCTGCAGCAAAGCCAAGCATAACGTTATAATCACCATTACCGCTCTCAAAAGAGCGATATCCCATGGCGCAATTGCCTATGCCTGATACACTATAGCGCCCAACACTATCCCCGACTCCTGTATTATTGCCTCCTTCAGGAATCATTGACCAGCCCAGACGACCAATTACGGTCGTCCCGGTGCCAGTAATCATATTTTTAAGAGATTCGCTGCCAATTCCGATACAATCAGACGCCGCCGTAGCATACCTTAATGTCTGATAACCAATGGCGATACTATGCGATAAATTAAGTTGCTGAGACAATGCAAAATCACCAAAAGCAATATTGCCTCCTCCTTGCTCAACCGCACCCAACGCACTGAAACCAGCTCCAATATTTCCCCCACCAACGACCATATCTCTTCCAGCTTCGCCGAAAAAATAATTACGGTAGGGGCTACCACCGATCCGTATAACTACCCGACCATCCATTCGAGCGACGTAGCATCCGTCACCGCCGATTGTGGCTTCACTCATTTTCTCGCTACTCCATTATCTACCAAGCGCGGCCAACAGCTCAGCCATCTTGGTAGAAAACCGCCGACCTAGAATGATTTGCGAGGCTGTCGTTCGATGGAACAGATCACCGGGTTTCATGGTAAGATCATTCGCGGTGACGCGACCAACGTTAGAAGGCAGCGTCATGTTAGTTTGGGCTGTCACCATCTCCGCCCAATACGGATAACCTGGGTCGTTAGGGTTAGGATCAAGAATAGGAAACACTACCGGGAGAGTAGGGTCGCTCAGATCCCCTCGAACATCGGCAACAAACTGCGTGAACGCCGCAGGCCACGCATTTACCAATGCCAGGGATGATGTTTCAGTCGCTCCCTGATCAAATACTAGCCCCTTGAGTGAACCAGAGGATGCAGCCTCCTGTAATCTCGCAATCATCGATCCATAGAGAGTTGATCGACTAAGATTACGCCCCCAATCGGCCATGCTGCTGGCGCCCTTTGCGCCAGGGACAAGGCCGACAGGTCTCCCTGGGCGCAGATTGAACATCTCATCCCCAAACGCTAGCCCGAAACCAACACCGGGCGAAACATCTGATGAAACTGCGTCAACCTGACCTATCTCAGAATCAATAGGCTCACTCGCATAAACCCATTTTCCGGCGTTGTTGTAATTCAGAATTTTTATGTAATTCGTAAGAACCGGCATTTCACTGAGTAGACCACGGCCGGATGGATTAGATTGACCTGCAATCCCATAAATGTCAGGGTAATACTGCATCATTACCTCTCAAACAATCGACCGTAAGGTCACATGTCCCGTATCAATATTCACAGCGGGAAAAAACAACCTAAGATGGGTCAATCTACTAATTGTCGGAATTTCAGCCTCGCCGTGCAGATATTGGATAATGCCATCCGAATTCTGCCGATATCTGATCGAGAAAAGAAAAGTTTTATTTGCATTCGTTTCAAGTGGATTAAGCACTTTGATAACACCACCTATCATCGAAGACGTCCCTGCTTTCTGCGTTCCCGAGAGAATGATCTTCGTATCGCCATAGTGGCTACCAGCATAGGATGGCGTTGGCGTGGAGGTCGCCGGAATGACCTGCCACGCATAATCATTGCTTGCGTTGAGATAGCCGACTCCGCCGTTATCCGACGCCTGCATATGCAATTGCGCCGCAGAG